TGCGATAGAGACTTTGCAAGGGCTTCAAGTAGCTCCATCAGGGAGATCCCATTCGGGATCAGCGACGCCGGAGGCGTCTGGGGGGGTGTTTCCAGGCCAGAGGGGGAGTACTTCTCACCTGGTTGGCCTTCAGAAGATTTGGAAGAAGCTTCTTCGGGATGTAGGTCTACCGGACGATATAAGGATTCATGATCTCCGTCACCACTACGCTTCCTTAGCGGCCAGGGAATTACCTCTCCCATTGGTTATGTCTTTGCTTGGTCATCGTGAGGTTCGCACGACGATGGGTTATGTTCATAGTAACCAAAGCGAACTGGGGTCAGCCGCTCAATCCCTTGACCAGAAGCTTTCGAACCTCCGCTAAAGCCTTCATGCACGCTCCCCAGTTGGCGTCTTGTCGCACATGTCGCTGGGGTAAAAAGGTCAGATTGTAGTCCATCTCCGCTAGGAGCCACGCTAATCTGTCCTTCTCTGCTTCGGTCACTAATGAAATCCTCTCGTAGCCAGCTCAAATATTGTTGTGCTTTATCGAGATCCTCAAGTCCATCTTTGGCATCATAGCGCATAATATATTTAATTATGTTAGCCCTAAGTGCGTCAATCTTATTAGCTCTGATGAATACTATGGGCTCGATTACCCACCTGCTATAGTGATTAGGGTTTGTCATCTGGTCAGTCCGTTCATTGCACATACTGAAATCCCAGCAGCGAAGAGCCAGTAGCCCATTGCCCAATAATTCCCTAAGTATGCAAGCCAGAGACTATTACCGAGGTATAGGGATACAATGATTATCGTAAAGTACCATTGGGCCATTAGGGCTTGCCTTGCCCCCGGCTTGGCTTGGGGGGCTTGCGCCCTCCTGGCTTGGAGGGTGCTGCCTTGCGTCTCTTGTGCTTCTCGTAACTGGAGTTAGTGGTTGGGTTTCCTTTCTTAGCCAACTACTCACCACCCATAAAGAGCCAATAAACAGACACACCAACGACAGCAACAGTCACGCCAACATAGACCCAAGTAGTATAATCAAATGTAGTTTCCATCAATAAACTTCTCCGTTCTCTAGACACTTCCTGTCTTCATAAGGTGCAATTACCTTACGATAAAATTCTTGCTTGACACACTCCAAGACACCGATCACCTCATTGAGACGATCATAATTAAAATGTTGACCATCCCTTTCATCTATGTAGTCCAAAATTGTGTTAGTAATAAAATAGTTGAGTTCACCTGCTGTATCTGGCCCTGCTTCAAGCACAGGTTGTCTATACTCTTGAAGTATGTAGGGCATTAATGTCCTCCACTGGTGTGGTGCCCACCTGGGCGGAACATGGGGTGGTTCTTATCAGCGCACTCGAACCGTAGACCTATGCCTGGAAGGTCGTTCCAGATCTGAGCTGTACGCTCATTCCCCATGGCTATACACGCTTCCATGCTTTCGGTGGGGTGTAGCTCTAAGCGAGTCTCGTGACCACCTGCTAGTATTTGGTAGATGACAAGAATTATTGTAAGCATGTCTAATCCCTCGGGATGCAGATCTCGAAACCATCTGCGTAGGGTGCGTCTAGATTATTCTTCTTAGCTGTATTCATTTCGTTCATAAAGACTTCAATCAACTTCTTTTGCCCAATGTCATGACATTGGGAAATATCTTTAGTAGGTGTTTGTACAATATCCTTAAACTTAACATCCAGCTCACCTGTGAAGGTGATGAGGACAACCATTAAAAGCCAATTCATAGACCGCATACTCCATCGTTGCAGGGATCATTAAATTCAACGTGTTCCTCGATCTCACGGCCAAGCTTCACAACAGCTTCTCTATAAGGAACGCTAGTAAGAGGCTGACCACCCCTAGAACCGTCAGGATAACAAGTAAAACCACGTAAGCGAGGAGCATATTTAGCGAGGCATCCCGCAAACCGTTGTACGGCATCTCCGTCCGCTAGATGGTCTCTGCTACTAGGCAAGTTAATAGTGCTAGAAATTGCCATATCAACATAGTCTTGTGCATCCGCTTGAAACTTGATCCGACGCTCGTAATCGGATGCTAGTGAATGGGCTGTTTCAATTTCATCAGGGTTCACACCATACTGTTCAATCAATCCTTGGGCAGTATGGTCAACTGCATATTGGTACTTCCATTTTGTTCTGTCAGTGAGATACCGGCGTTTATAGGCGACAGCGAATACAGGTTCAATTCCTGTAGTCGTTCCAGCGATAAGCCCGATAGTGCCTGTCGGAGCGATAGATCGATTAGCCACAGGCTGCGAGATACCAAGCATTCCCGAGTACGCACGACTTGTGCTATCCGAGACTCCTCGGTAGACACTAAGCCATTGGTGTAGCTCTGAGGTGACTTCATATCGTTGTCCTCTCTGGATCAGCCACTCATGGATGCCCATGAGACCTAAGCCAAGGCGTCTATTCTTCTCTCTGACTTCAGATATTTTAGAGTAAGGTAGATCAGCACGGAGGGTGCCGCAAAGCAGAAACTTAGTAGCGAGGTCACAGACTGAGGAAAATTCAGATATGTTCGCAATGCGACTGATATTGACACTACCAAGATTACATACATCACTGTCGTCAGCAGAGGTGACTTCAGTACAAGCGTTTCTAAGAGTGTCGTTTTCCTTGTTGAAGAAGTTGAAGGAGAATCCAGGCTCACCAGTACGCAGGGCCTGTTCGACGTTTTTAAGAAAGACATCCCCAACAGTACCGTCCTTGAGGTATCGCATGAGCCAAGCTGTGTCATAGTTTACCGATATGTTGGTCATATCCAGCGGAGCTGGGAAGTTGAAGTCTAGGTTCTTTATATCAGCTAGGGTAGAGGATGTGCCAGGAATAGACATTTCGTGCCAGTCTTTAGAGACCAAGAACTGTTCCACATCTTGATGGTGGTACGATAGGGAAGCGTAGATAGCCGAACGTCTGCTTCCTCCTTGCATAACTCGACGGCCAATTTCATTGACCATGAGCATTTTGGGAATCGGGCCTGAGCTTGTACCTCCAGTTCTTTTAATAACGGAACCACCTGCTCTATATCGTGAGTAATCCACTCCAATACCACCGCCTGTGAGGAGACAGCTTTCAGCTTTCCAGCTAAGGTTGGCCCAATCTTCTCGACTATCTTCCTCAGCTCTAAGGAGGTAGCAGTTGTTAAAGAATTTAACGTCTCTTCCGGCATAGTATAGGTATCTACCACCTGGGATGAACTTCATATCTGAGATGTACTTGGTGAGCTGGTCTTTGTCACCCTTAGACATCTTATCCTGGCAGACATCCTCGACCAACACTTTGGCTAGGTCGGACCAGGTCTCACATCCCTCGTGGGCGTACTTTAGTTTGAATATATCTTCTGAAAGTTTATTGCGAAAGGGATACGATGGCTGACTCATCTGTAGTAAGTGTCTCCTGGGGATCTTTTTGTGTCTTGATTTTGATTGGCTCAGGTACCGGTTTACCGTCACACATCTTAATGTGCGGGACGATATCCTTAGGGTACATGAAGGTAATATCTTCAGTCATTACCCTATCTTTGAGCCACTTGTTTACCCAGTCAGGATAGAAGATTCTTTGCATATGTTCAGACAACTCTACATCAGGTCCTCCGTCACTAGACGCTAGATGGATACCTAATGCCGCCCTTTCTGTAAGACACACACGATCAAGTGGGATGATGTTTAGGAACATAGTACACGCTGATATACAGTCACCATCGATCCTGACCCTGAGGTTGGAGGTACGAATGTACTCCCACCATTTCCAGTGATCACTAATGTTTCCACCATTGTCCATAGGACCGATGATAAGCTCGTCTCTAGTATTAATATCAACAGCAAAAGCAGGTACTGCAGCAAAAGTACTAAGAAACAGCAGGAGTACCAGTGACAGCTTCTTAAACATTATGAATCCTTGATTCAGCGGCTTTATCTGCCTTGATTTCTTTCTTGCGCTTGTCAGCCTTGGTTGCCCGCTTCTGAGACGCCTTAACAATGGCTTCTGGGCTCACTTCAGCTGCAATTTCTTGCGGTGTGGGAGTGGAGAGATAGATGGTCAGTTCGAAATTACCGTCTTGCTGGCTTACAGGGAGGCTAATATCAACCCCACCGATCTCTACAGCCTCAGGGAAATATGGTTTAAGGTATGCGATAAGAGCGTTCTCCAGGTGGGAGACGTTCAATACAACCTTACGGCTCTGTGGTTTCATCTTCTAATATCTCCGGTGTTTCAAATTCCATTCTGTCGTTCTCGAAATACCAATTATCAATATCCCAACCAGCTTCCATAGATCCTTTGGCCTTGATAACTCTTGGCCGGAAAACTGGGTGAGCTAAGCCCTTCGCCTCAGTCGAACGTCTCTTCATCTTCTTTCCAGCCATCGATAATATCCTCTAAGTCTATAAGACCTAGTTCGCTTAAAGCATAGACAACGTCTTCATTGGTGAGTTGTTTATCCCAGATGAGATCTTGTATATTGTTGTCGTAGATCTCTAGGACTTGTTGTATAAGTTTATCCATATTCTTTTCTAAGGGCTTCAAGGCTAACGAATTGTGGGTCGTAGCATCCTCCCTCCACATTATGTTTGATAACAACACCCGGCCACCACAGGTCATTACAGATACCAGCCCAGTCTGAGCGGTAGTCCTGATAGCACCCGGCTATGAGACCCTGGATCTTACCTCCTCCCACCTGAGTACGGACAGCGTAGTCCAATGTGTGGGAGTGAGCGGCAGTGCAAGAACCGTACTGCTTGTTGAGCAGAGATGCCGCAGGGTACGTCCCTCCTATCGGTTTACCCATAACGCCAGAAACAAAATAATGAGCATAATTGATATCATCAACCAATAGAATACCTGGTGTAACTCCATCATACAGCGTTATCTCATCCCAATAGTGGTTTAGTTGTAGGTCTTGTATACCTATTGCACCCTCTAACTCGGGCTGTACTTCAATCGCTCGATAGATTCTGTGGTCGTGGTTCCCCTCTATGTAATGTTTGTCGGGGAGTTTCTTCTTTCGTTGCTTGACGGGAGCCCACATTCGATCCTGGAAGTCGAGCCAGGATTCCACATCCGCCTTATACGTCCTGCCCTGAAAGCCCTTCTTGCCTCTATCGTAACTACACAGGCTAGGCATATCAGGCCCATCACCCATATGGATAACGACATCAGGACGAAGATCGATGATAAGGGAGGCAAGCCAGTCAGCTCGTTTGTTGTGGAATTTAGGATGTGTGTGAGTGTCTGGTATTATAAGGTGGGTACGTCCCACTAGAGAATTACTTTCATTTAATCACCTAAATTATTCTAGCCAATCTAAGGGAATTGAGCCAACGCTATAAGTAAAACCATGTCTTTTAGCCCAGCACGAGTACCGGCTACGAGCTTTACGGTTTAAGCGATTGTCTTTTGAGAATACGAGACGAAGGTCGATATCAGGGTTGTTATCTCTGACCGCCAAAAGCTTGGCTCTATCCTCCCCTCGGAGGTATCCCTTGGTCTCAATGTAGATCTTACGACCATCCTCGAACTTGAGGATAAAATCAGGTAAATAGTATTTCGTTAAGATGTAATTAAGCTTCTCAGTCTCATACTCAATACTAAATGGTTTGCCTTTCTTCTTAAGCTCTAACCATTTCCACGTATTATACTCTAAAGGACTCTTGAAGTTCTCCCGTTTCATATTTGTGGTCATTCACTAAGCCCTTGGGCTGCTGGCTTCCGCCAGTGTCTTTAATATCCATTTAATAACTTCGGGATTTGATTTGAAGAACTGAGTAAGACCATTACCTAAACAAATGGTAACGTCTTCTTCGTCGTCTTGTGACTTGAAGGAGAAGCCAGACACATCAAATAGTGCGTGGACAATCTCGTGCAGGAAGGTACAGACGACCTCAGTCGGGGGGTATTCTGTGTTGAGTTCTATGCTTGCTGTCTGACCGTGGTGGAAGCCAACGTGACTATTTTTACCTTCGTCAGACATCTCCTCCACTTTGTAGTCTCTATAACCAATGACTACGTTAGGCGGCAACTTCAATAGCGGGCATTTCCGCAACCTTTGGGGTTCTTGTGACATGAGTTAGAAACATTGGTCCATTTGAATAAACATAGGTACGTAAACCAGGCCAGCACTTGATCTTGAACGGGCAGTAGGTACACGGCACCGTCAGTCTACGGTTTCCGCTTTTGCCTTCCGGTACGTCTTCGAAGCCACGAGCTGGAGGGCTTTCTGAGGCAAGTAGATCCCGTTTCTGTGCAATAATCTCCTCCCATTCCTGGTGAAGCTTAGGGTAGAAATCAAGGCAGAGATGTCCGAGTTCTTTGTCAACTGCAAGGAAGGCAGCTTTGTCTTTGGTCGTGAGCTTCTCATCGTCCTGTGATGCTTCCAGATAGAAGTCTAGTTGTGAGAGATAGCCGAAGGGGTCGTTTCCCGGCTCTAGTTGGTGCTTCTCGAACTTCTGGTAGGACCTGGTGTTGGCACTCTTAACGTCAACCAGGACACCGTCGATGATCGTGTCCCGCTTCCCCTTGACCCCTGCGATCTCTACGTCATCGTGACACCCTTCGACCTTATGGCCAGCTTCCGCTGCCAGGAAGAGGACTAGGGCCTCGATGATATCTCCGTAGAGGAACTTGAACTTGACTGTGGGGGAGAGTGGTTCGGCATCGTCTGGTGTGTTGATCGAGTACCAGAGCTTGCGGTCACAGGGCTGACCGATATTGGAGGGCCTTAGGTAGGCGTCTCCCCTCTCTTCATCCAGTCTATCGTGGATGATATTAGCGAGAGTCTCACCGAACTGTTTGACGTTAGCTTCGTTAGGAGTATAGCGTTTAGTAAAAAGTGTATAAATATCTTTGATGAGTGTTTGAATTCTTATTCTATTTCTCCTTTACCATTGCATGTTGCGCCATCTCTCTAGTTTTTCTTCTGGTGTTAGCTTATCATACTTACGATGGTCTGCACGAATGAGAAGGTAGATGAGATACCAGATAAAAGGGAGACCTACAATAATGTAGAGAGGAAGTGAAAACATTGTTAACCTCCTGGGCCTCGCTGTGGGACTCGAACCCACACCTGTCGCATCAAGGCGACTATGCTAACCACTACACCAAGCTTAGCAGGTAGGTAAAGTTAGAAGGCGTTGACGCCGTCTGGAGCGTGGTTCGAGGAGCCACCACCATTATCGTACACGACCAGGTTCGTGACCTGCACGGCCTCTAGCCGGTGGCCCTTACCCTTCTTACCATCATACACGGCGACCTTGACCACGACCTCTGAGCCATTGCCAATGGACTCGGTGACTGGGTTGCCGTCGATGTCCACCACCTTGGGGGGACCGAACGTCACCAACTCCTTCTTGATCATCTTGGAATGGTCACGGCGGAAGGCAACATACGTACCATCTTCATCGTCCTTGGGGGTGAGCTGCGTGCCAGCCTCCTCGAACAGCTTCATCGAAGCCTTGTCTAGGTACACATTGATCTTGTAATTATCATACTCTGGATCTGGGCGATAAATCTTAGCCCACTTAGCTTTACCACGAAAGTAAAAGTATTCTGTAGCCATGTTATGACCTCCTAACTAGTGTCTGGTCTGTGCTGCTGGCTGGTCTTCTTTAGCGACATCTCGCACCTTAGTAACTGCGATATTGTCGTGATCCTTAAACAGATAGAGTGCAATCTCTTTAGCTTCCTCAGGGCTCGTTGCAGTGACGGGAATGACCACACCACTCGGAGCCATGAAACTCATTTCAACTTCAAAAAAGCGCATATCTTTGTTCATAGTCGTTCTCCTACCTCCTCAAAGAGTCTACTACTTTTTGTCCTTCTTGTCAACTTTAGGTTGTGTGTGATTGGTATGCTTCGCAGCCAGGACATAGTTTGGAAGGAGGATCACTTCGATATTTACCACACTCTTCACACAATGGTGGTCGCCTTGTTCTAGTGGGTGTCATACCAGTTTCTCCCGACTCTAAAGTTTCCCTGCATCGGACAGTTGAGCCGTAGAGTTTCTCCGGCCACTCTGATAGCGTCAGATTGTGCTTGTCCAATATACTCTGCAAGACGACGGTCTCTAGGACATTCTGTTTGCCATTCGTCATGTACGAAATCCACCTGCTTGAAGGGTACTCCCTCCTGGTTGAGCCTGTCCTCCCATATGAGGTTGGCTGTCTTCATCAAGACCACCTCTCCATTTTGTAGATAGCCTGAAATAACTCTGTGCTTATCCTTGACGTTGACTTTTCGTCCATCGATTCCTTCAAAAAATCCTCTCCTAGCGTCAAGCGGAGTTTGGATATTCCTGAGGTGAGCGTATCCAGGGTATCTCTCAAGGAAGTTAGCCTTTGCCTTCTCTGCGTCCTTGACTTCGCAACCAAGTACTTGGCTAATTCTTGGTGAACCCGCTCCCATAAGGAATGCATAGATGAAAGTCTTGGCGTCAGCTCGACTTCGACAAATCGATCCAAGGGCTCTTTGGTTAACAGAGTGCGGATCTGTTTTATCCTCTTTCCTTCCTTGCGTGAGGGCATAAGTGAACTCCTCATCGTTGATGTAGTGGGCTAGGATACGTAACTGGATTGAATCTGCATCACATCCGACGAGGAAGCAGTCCTCCGGGACACCCCAGAGGCCCCGGAGGACCTGGTTCATCGGAGCCTTGTACCTGTCGAGAGCCGGGGTCTTGTCATCGACCTCGATCTTCGAGGGAATGTTAGCCATGTTGGGGTGGTTGTGGCTCATGCGGTGGGTCCACGAACCAATGCCATTGAAGTTACCGTGTATACGGCCCGAGGTTTCGTCGTAGCAGCCGATCCATTCTTCCAGGTCACTGATCCTAGAGGCCAGGGTAAGCCTCTGGACGAGGCTCTGTGCGCTCTTGGGGGCATCATCAGGTAAGGTAGTTAGGTTCTCCTCGCTTACCCTCCATCCATAGGTACGAAAATGATCGAGCTTAGGACTGCCTTCCTTCTCGGCTAGGATGTGGCCTTTGGTCTTGTCTGTTGGCTTCCATCCTGCTTCGTTGAGCCTTTCCACAATTTGCTTAGGTGATGCAGCAGAGAACGGGACAGTTTCGTACACAGAAAAAGGAGCACCCACACTGAAAGAACTAAGGTCGTCAGTTTCAAGCCAGCGAAAATCTCCTCTGTGGAGGGTACCATGAGCTGTCTCCCTTGGTAATACCTCTCGCTTTAGTTTAGTCTTGGGTAAGAATTCTTTCTGGAGGTTATCGTCTAAGATAGACAAAAGGTATTGATAGTATGTTAAGGTACCTTTAGCCTTTTCTATATCGAAGTGAAACCCATTGGTACTAAGGGTATTACATAATATGGCTATTCGATGCTCTAAATTCAAGGAGGCTTGCCACTCGGGGTCCTCTAGGTATGGTAACATCTCCATATAGATACGATATGTTAGTTCCACATCGTTTTCGCAATAGGAGTCCATCTCCTCGGACCATTGATCAAATTTTTTGAAAGGTTTTTTCGGAAATCGGAGAGCCTCTCCCCAATTCTCCAGACTGTGACCCCCAGGCTTCTCGTAGTTCAGCAGACGTGAGACAACCAGGGTATCAGTGACGTTAGAAGTATGGATACCCCCAAGCCTAGCCAGTACAGGGCCATCAAAGCCAATCCAGTTGTGACCAATAACATGATCCACCCCGCTAAAAAAAGCAGCGAGAGGGCTATATCCAGTCCTTTCTGGGTGGAAAGTATGGTTGGAGCCATTATCTACCTCCTTACAGCAAACTACCCAGACTTTCTCCGGGTTCTCTAGTCGTTCAGTTTCAATATCACATATGATTTTCAACTATTGTTCTCGTTATTGTAGGTGAATATATTATCCCTTATTACAGTATCTGCACCCCAATTTATTGTTGGTTGAGCTATATAAAGATCATTCCATTGTGATGTAGCGTTGACATAATCGGCACTCGGTATTGTATCGAAGGGCTCCCACCCTGCCCGTTTCTTCTTCTTAGGAGGCGGTGGTTGGTATTGTCCCTCCAGGCTCCAGTTCACCGGGGCCTTGAGGAAGGTGTTAGCCTTGGAGAAGGGCTTGGAGCCGAAGAACCCGTAATTGGCAGACAAAGGGGAAGGATGAGCAGACTTGAGTATCAGGTGCTTCGATTGATCGATCAGAGGCTCGTAGGCTTGCGCCTGGCGTCCCCACAGGATGAACACCCGGTTGGAGGTATCCTCTGAGAGAGCGATAATGACCTCCTCAGCGAGTTTCTCCCAGCCCAAGCCCTTGTGAGCGTTAGTCTTGAAAGGCTCGGTGGTTAGGCTCGTATTGAGGAGCAGCACCCCTTCCTTGGCCCAGGGTGTGAGATCTCCATTGAGTGGTTGCGGGCATCTGATATCGTCCACCAGTTCCCGAAAGATGTTCTTCAGGGATCGAGGGAGTGGATTAACAGTAGGACTTACCGAGAAGGCGAGCCCATTGGCATGACCTGGAGTCGGGTAAGGGTCCTGGCCTAGGATAAGGACCTTGGTCTTAGTGGTGCTCTTCGGTTGATTAAGAGCCCGGAAGATATCGTCATAACCGGGGATGAAATGGTGATTCGTTATTTTACTTAAAGTAGTATTATAGTGCCCTTTGCTGAAGAAGGGGAGTTCCATGTAGTTGATTGTCATTGGCGGCGACCTCAGTAAGTGGTGGAAACCCAAGCTCGGGGGTCTCTTTGACGATGAAGGTCTTGGGATCGAAGGTGAGCACCCCAGCAGGACCTGTCATCGAAGCGAAACGATTTTTATTAACAGTTAAATATGTCTTGTTACGTTCAGCAGCAGTTTCAGCTGTGAGATTACGATCTAAACGAATAGCAAGGTCAGCAACGTTATAAATGTTCTTGGAACCTCGTGTCTCACCACTGGAATTGACATGAGATACCATGAATAGAGTAAAATCTAATTCTCTAACCATCATAGCCAATCTTGTAGAGATATAATCTAGTTTCTTCCTTTCATCATCGTTGTCTGCACCCGTAACAACCATCGTAATGTGATCAAGGAAAATATAACGACAATTGCAGCTACCTGCCAAGAACCGAACTGTATCAAGAATAGTATCAGGATCATCACTACCGAAATGTGAGTATAGATGGACTCTGTCATCTCGTCCAACAAGCTCTCGATACGAGAGTTTAACATCATCCTTACTGACTGTGGTATCGGGTAAGTGAACGGGTTTACCGAGTTCATAGCTTACGAGACCTTTGATTGTTCGTTCTTTTTCTTCTTCCAGATGGATGATACCGATATTCTCGGTGGTAGTTTTGATAAGATGGTACTCGATAGCCCTAACGATTTCAGTTTTACCAATACCCGAAAAGGCGGTAAGTAGGATGACTTCCCCTTGCCTAGGGCCATAGGTCATCTCCTGTAAGGTAGGGAATGGATAGGTAGCAGAGCCTTTCGAAATCTCAGCATCAATGATGGAATCAATATCGCTAAAGGAGCTGATGATACCTTCCGGTACGAACCTTTTGGCGTTCCACCAGATTCTCTTAAACTCCTCAGCCTTTTTTGCTTCATGATATTGTTGAGCATCCTTAAGCGTGAGCTTGACATGATAAACCTTGTTGAAGTCGAAGAGAGAAGCTACTTCAAGAGCAGCTTTATTGCCAATATCATCATTATCAAAGCACAGGTAAATCCTACTAAAACTATTAAGATATTCGTGTCTTCGAGCGCAATCCCGCTTAGCACTAGAGCTAGAACCGACAGACACCACAGGATACTTGCTGCCCAACATCTCGTATGCGGCGAAAGCGTCATCTTCACCTTCCGTGATGGTGATAGCCATACCAGAGCCAGAGCTGAAGCGTTGCCAACCAAAGAGATCGGCATCTTTCATGTTACCTATCGAATAGAAAGCTTTTGGTAGACCTCTGATTTTGGTGGCTTGATCAGTGTAAGGGTAAAGTTGGGCAACAGGCTCACCTTTAGCATTGATCCGTGATAGGGAATGGTAAAACTGGAGTGTTTCTTTTCTAAATCCTCTATAGGGTAAGTATTCGTAAGTATATTTACTATCTTCTGTATCCTTAGGAAATGTGACCTTACTACAGCTGAAACAATAACCATGACCATCATCGTAGAGGTGATAGGCATCAGATGAGTTGCACCCCTTTTGAGGGCAAGGTAGTTTTCCTTCAACTAGATTAGAACTCATTCTTTTCCTTTCTCATGCTTCATCCCATCCTGGGCTTGCTGGTCCTGCGTCCCATGCTGGGTGAGGGTGGCCTTGGCTTCATCCAGTGCAAGACACGGGCGTTCCCACGCTTCATAGTCCTGCACATCGCGCACCAGATTAAGCAGAACCCGCTCCAGCACGCTCACCCTCTCGACCAGCTTGTCCCGCTCTGCAAGGAGGCCTTCGAGATTAAGAGTTGCAACGAGCAAATGCCCGAAGGTTGGATGCTCGTAATTGCGGCCCCACATACCTTCGTCATAAATTTCGTTGACGCGCCGGACCAAATCCTCCCCCTGAGACTGCAGAGCGTCGGGCTCTGCGTGTCCAGGGATTGGGCAGTCAAGATCAGGGACGGTAACGGCGAGCCGGTCTGGCCCTGAGATATGAATTTTGCAAGAGCATCCGGGAATGCGTCCATCGTCGGCCGGGGCGCTCTGCGGGGTGTCGGGGGTTTTTCTTCCTTTAGTGAAGCGCATCAGGATTTGCTCTGTTTTGTAGTCATAGCGGAAAGTGCATCCATCAACCCTTGGCTGGCTCATGGCACTTGCAAGCCAGTGTACCTCAGTCATTTCTCGTGGCTCGTCAGGGGTAGATTTATTCATGTCTTCATTCCTAAAAGCTTTTGGAGGTATTCTATATAGTCAGCTGCTTGCATTCGCTCTCGCTTTACATCAGCCCAGTGTTTATCGAGCATGGTGGTACGACCTCGGTAATTGGCAGTGTGAGGGACTTTACGCAAGAGATCGGCTATATCTTCGCTCATGCGACTTCCTCTAGTTCGGTCGGAGGATCGGAGCCCCAAGGGGGCGATGCGACAGAGTCGCTGTTGTCATTCGCTGGTTCAAGATCGATGCCGTAGAGGTTGGGTGGATTGAACGCGTAAACCTGAAGATCATCTAATGATGAATGATGACAATGATTGCACACCGACTTTCCATTAGGAAGGTCAATAAGCATGGTAGGAAGCTCGGTATCAGCTAGGCTCTCGAAGAAGAGACTATCAGCAGTTGGAGACCAGTCGCAGATGTAGCAACGCATTCCTCAATTCCTTAAGTTATGGGAAGTTGATAAAAATTTGCGAAAAGAAAATTGACGATAGGACTAGGCAAAGGACTAATACCAAGATAAGTCATTGATATCTATGGTGTTAATATCCGAGGTTGAATGAAGTTGATTATCTTGTTCTCTGAAGGCATGATCGGCAGCATCTTGTTCTGGATGATCTGTTGTCCCCATTCCTTAGGGTTGCCTATGTAACCAAAGGCGTAGGTGGTAGCATATTGTTGGAATTGCGTATCGGTTGGCTTGGTGATGAGCTGAACGTTGATCTTTATACGATTGTACATATCCCCGTTCTTCTCAACATCATCGAGGATAGCGATCAGCTTAGGGGGTATGATCCACAGTTGCCCCATCACATGACCCACTTCTGATTGGCAATAGCGTGGCATCATCACCGGGAAGCCTAGGGCCGGTGAATAGAACAGGGAGTACTCCAGGGTGGAGATAGCCGAGGCTACGAAGCGGGCCTTGTACCCCTTCAGCATCCAATTCCTAGAGAACCCTTGCTTAAGGGTACCATAGACGAAGAGGAGATGGCCTCGCTTTGATTCGATATAGGGGAGATCAGGGGTACAGATGTTATGGGCTAGGCGGTTATTAAGGTCCCTCTTGAATTGAGGAAGCTGCCGCAATACCCCTTCATGATGGAGGAAGATACTCTCTTCAGTGAGTATACACTTTTTATTCGTCATTGTCTAGAGCCAGTATGAGATCCCTGATCAGCAGTACGATGTGTTCAGGATATTCACATACCAATTCAAAGACATCCTCTTCAGAGAGGTAAGCCACCTCTCTGATATCTTTCAATCCCAATAGATCACAGAAGGTTTCTTTGGTTGACAAATCGATGGGCTCCTCAAGCTTGGGGTCACTGATTGGTACGAGTTCCTTACCCTTGGCTACGTAGCTAGTGCCATCTTGGTCGTCGGTGCCACCATCCGTAGCCTCCTGAGGAAAAGGGGGCGTGTATGTTTTCTCATCATCCTCATCTTTCTTAGGCCAGAACTCAGCGTACTCTTCTTCCTTCTCGGCCTGGGTACGATAGGCTTGTCCGTAGTTGGTCGAGTAGCTATAGCCATTACCGTATTGGTAGTCTTCCCAGATGGTGGTCTCTTTCTCTTCCTTCTTGGGATAACGGTACTTGGGTTTGAAGGAGTACTCATTGCTGAGCCACAGTCCAGGCTTGGCAACGTGTCCATCTCCAATGATGCGATGGTTGCCGTACTCATCGATCAATACGAACTTAGACCAACTACCTGCGTACTTCTCTATGATTTCTCCCAACATGGGATCTCGAAGCAGATGTTCCTTACCATTGAAGGCCATGAATCTACGCAACAGTGGATTGATCATCTTGTTGGTGAAATGATAGGTGTCTGAGAGGGCACCAGCGTCCTTGTAGCCAGCTACCGTGCCATTGTGCATTACCCATACCTGCATCCCATCCTTGCGCTTCTGCAGGGCTGGGAAGGGGTGTACGTTGGCTTTGCTCTTATCACCATGGGTGCAGAACCTTAGATGTAGGAACAACTGGTTGTTCTGGTTGTCCTCGATGACACGCATGACATCGTCAGGGTCAGTACCTTTGGCATCATAGTGTCGTCTGATCTCAAGCTTACCCCGATCAGGGATGACGTAGCCCCAGCCGTGAGGGTTGTTCTCGGCAGCTGCCTCGATGTTGATGTAGTCGATCTCGACGCCTGGATTACGTATGAGAATGAGACACATTGGTTTTGCTCCCCTTGAAGCGAGTTAGTTTCTGTTGAAGGGGAATGTCCATGTCATAGAGGCGTGCTCGATTAGATTCGATAACCATCAGCTCACCACGCTTGTTGAATCCGAACTTAACACCAGGTAATAGGTTGTTGAGTACATTCAAATTAGTGACAGTAGTATTGTTCTTACGTAATAGATTGATCATCTTCTCGGGGTCTGATTGACCAAACAACAATCGAGCGATGGCTGCACCTTCCTTGATCTCATCTTGACCGATGCGTGAGAGGAATTCCTTGAGTGTGGTGTATCTATTTGATGGTGTGTTATCGAGATAGGTAAGGTAGTTATTCAAGGTGTTGGATTGGAAGCACGTCTTACGAGTGAAGTCGAATACCGAATCGATGTATTCAAGGTTCTTGACCATGTTACCAAGGGAAGGGATTCCCTTGAACATGCGACACTCGATAGTCACATGTTGTCCAGTGTTGGGATCTTCCTTGAAGGCAACGATGCCACGGAAGGGGCGTTGGATGTAAGAGAGGGTATCCCTGAAGATAGAAGGCAAAGTGGTTGTATAGAACTTAGGAAGTTTGGAGTATTTCTCCATGCTTTCGTTTGTCCTCTCACTCACCTCCAATTGAAATTGAAAGTTTACTGGATTGATAAAGAACCAAGCGAAGTGTTTGAGGTGTAGGTTGTCGGGAGAACCTGAGTTGTTGTTGAATGCGGCCATGTCAACGTGAATGTGCATTCCATTGTTGGTATTCTTGGTTACATCGAAGCCACCATATCCCACCTTCTCGAAGATCTGAGCCCAAGACTTGATGTGTACCTTGATGGTTGCCGGAACAGAGACGATCTCATACATGTTGCGGCGGCTACCAGAAATGGAACTATCTTGTTTGACAAAGCAGTAGGTCTTTTCAGGTGCATCCACGATGTTGGGGATGCTGAGGTCGGAGGATACCTCAAGCTCGACACCATAGAGGTTGTCCGATAGCTCATTACTTTGGCGCAACACACCTTGGATGAGAGAGGATGCCTTGGTTGAGTAAGAGTGGAGGCGATGTAGCATACGTCTATCACCAGTAGTAGTGGGAACGATCCACCTGATCATCGTGCTATCTGATGCATCATGTGTGAAGGCGTGTTCAGGACGTACTTCAGTCAATAGAGTGCTTAGATTAATGTGTCGATCTGCGTCAGTAAGCACGCCTTCGTAGTTGAAGTATTGTCTGAAAGTTATACGGCCGAAGTGATAGCCCCATATTTTAGAGGACTCAGTGGCAGCGAGTGGCACGCCTGTTACGTCGAACAGGTAGTCAATTTCTCCTGATGTAAGAGCATTGAGATTGATAAGACGTGAGCTACTAACACCCTCGTTGATAACCTTCTCTACGCACTCAGCAACAGTGAGACTATTGAAGTCAAGAGCGACTCGCATATTCCAATAGTCAAACGATTGTTTTCTGATGCCGTAAAAGTTGATGAAAACGTGGTTATCGTCTGGTTCGTACTCTTCGGTATCGTCGTTGTAGTGCTCACCATATTCTGCATTCAGGCTGGCGAGGTGTAATGGATGAATACGTGGGTCATGGGCCAGAGCGGTAATAAACTCTTCGAAGGCTTCTGTCCCCTCACCATAATGGGTTCTATAGTTGTCGATGATAGATTGAGCTAAGTATTCACGAGAAAATACTTTACTAATACCATTCAACAACTGGGATAGCGTAGCTGATCGAGCAAGTGAGTGGTTGGTGTTGATGAGTGGGTTGAAGAATTGATCTAGAGTATCAAAGGTTTCAGTGTGAAAGTTCCAGCCTTTAAGAGCTGTGAAGGACATGGTCTCGAAGCGCCTCCAAGTTATTCTGAATGGTCAGGGCAGGACAGAAGTTCATTTCACATACAGCATAAGGATGGTGGTTAAGACCCAAAGCCCGACGATCAGCGAGGAGAACATCGAGAGCCACAATATCAAAGGTCTTAAGGACGGAGGCAGACTCGATAACATCATAGATTGGAGTCCAACGTAGCCTATTGCTGTTATAGCTGTGACAAGTAACGAAGTAACTACCATTGGCGTGATTCCAAGGCTGGTTGAAGTTCAGGCTGCGAATGGTTTTCTTGAGGAGAGTAATAATCGGTTTACCCTTAACAAGTACGATCCTATACTCCCATCGCTTCGGGAATACCTCAGCGAGATACTCATGTTGAGGATCGAAGTCTGTTCGATCTCGGGTAAGCCGATATCCAACACCCCCTGAATGCTGGTTAGGTCTGACCACGAATTCTCGATCATTACACTGGAGTTCAGGTCCGAATGGAGTGCCGAGTCTAGTGTAGGTACGAGGGACAGCGAAGCCTTGCTGGTCAAGCCATTGTCTTTGTCTGAGTTTGTCAGAGACATAGAGTGCCCTCATTTCGAGGTAGTGAGGTGGTTGGTTCTCGACATATTCAGGTGCTGGGTAGGCCATGAAGAAGTCCTGGTCCCAGTCGAAGGTGATGTCCTCTCTTGGAGGTACCCGTACCACACCCCTAGCCCCAAGCCATCGACGTAGGCGCTTGGGTGTAGAGCCAAACGATGGTGGTCTAAGGATATACCTAGTCATCGAGTAGCCATTCACTGATCCAATACTCATGGTTTACTCGATCACGAGGACCACCGATTTTGAAATCAGCAATTCTATCTTGTGCTCTGTTTATGCTGCTATAGACACCAATGATGTCGGTGCCATCATCGTGCTCACAGAAGACAACGAAGATTGTTTGCATAGTCTATGCCTCACATGTTGAGAGATGCTGCGATATCGTGGCCACCGATTGATGTACCTGAGCCACGAGTCCATGGTAATTCCACCCGCCTCATGATCAGCGAGTTCAAACATGGAGTCAGTAAACTCCAGAGCTGGAAGCAAGAGATGAGGTTGAGCGTGGAACATGCGTAACTCGAAGGCGTGAGTCTTACGAGTGGAGATAAAACTGTAGTAGTTAGGTGCTTCGAGTTCAACGTTAGCATATTTGTTGAATGAATATTCACTACGCCCAGAGATTTGCTGCATCTCATCTCTATACTTGAGAGCAAAGTCAGCAATCTTATCTCTACGTTCACGTCCACGCCTGATAGAGGTGGAGACATTGACGTGGATACCACCGTGATTCTCGGGATCGTAACACCACTTAATGTCTTTGAAGTAGCGACGTAGAAGATATTTGTGATAGTGTAGTGGTGCTATTGGTGATTTGATCTCATAGCCGCATATTTGTAGTCCATTGTCCCAGTGTAAGCCCTCCCATTGGACAACGAATCCATCAGGTAACTTAGGTTTGGCGTATTGACTGGTGCGTTCGATCTCGTACTCAAATCCCATGGGGATGGTACGAACTAGGGTGGATTTATATTCAGTCCATTTGATGAATCGAGAATTATCTTTATCGAATGTACTCTTGATAATCATTGGACTATGATGCTGGCCTTTGAGTTTTCAAATTCAGAGAGAGGTATGGTGTAATTGACACGACAACCATGCCAACCACCACCATCCTTGTCGAATTGGAGGCTTCCGCCTGTGATGCGTCCCGATCCAAGCCTGGTGTGAACATGAGCACCGATACGCAGATCGCCAGCCCAGTTACCTGATTTCGTAAAGAGAGAAATAAACCACTTGGCGACGAGGGGAAAGTCCATAGTTAGTTCCTTTTGTTAGATCCGCCTCATGAAGGTGAGGTAGAGTTTGTGATTGATGTAGCCTGAGCCCATACATAGGGTACATAAATCAATATCAGATGGTGGTTTAGACAACCAAGGTTGTTCACGTTCATAAGCAATGACTTCGGTCATGCCATCTCCGTTACAGTTAGGATATGTGTGCATACGCTTACGGTTACAGTCTTTACGCAAGTCCACTTCACGATAATTATCGTGGTACGTGGAAGCCATGGCATGACCTCCTTTGTTAACTTTCGAGTCGGTTTCTGTTACGGTTCGACTGCTGTCTTTTTGTAGTACACCAGTACTAGCTAGATACTGGCTTTGGTGTAGTTTCTTCCGCTATGAACCGGGCAAAGGGAAAGGCTGGAAAATTTGCTAAAAGAAAAGGCTAACTACCAGAGTGGCAAAGGGCTAGTGTAGAGGTAACTGTATGATTTATTTGGTAATTAGTAATATAATATAGAAGACGATAACAAATGTTAGTGGGATAGTTGAGAAGTCCATGTTGCACCGTCTTTGGTAGCGTATTGGTCTAAGCGCCAGCCGAAGTAAAAAGAAGGAGGAGAGAAGCCACAGCCTCTCCCCTCCGTAGGGCACTACGCAGCGATACGAGCCTTGTAGGCTTCGAGGTTCTTCAACCTGGTCGCCTTCTCAGCTGCACTCAGGACAGCCTGTGTCATGGTGCTCTGCTGACGTGGGGTGTACTCGAATGCCACTCCAGTCACGTGCGTGTACACCTCAGAGAACACGTCGATCAGCTGACGGTAAGAGGTGAAGCGCGCATCGTTGACGCTCAACCATTCGGTGATGCGGTGATACTCGGGATCGGAGACGAGCGCCTCGTCATCACCACTGTGCTTCTGAACCAGCTTACGGAATGCCTGGTCACTATCATCATAGCGGGCCTTGGCATTCTTCATCGACTGCGGTATACCATTGCGATCACGGAACATGATCTGTCCGTAGACCTGGTCATGCAGCATACGAAGGGTCGAGCCGAGGATGAACTTGATTGAGCTATCGACTCGGGTGTCTTGTCCGTTGTCGGTGCCGTTGGTCATACCAACCTTCGCCAAAGCGTTGAGCGTGGGTTGGATGATGTCGATGATGCAACGGGGAGCTGATTCAAGCAGGTTCTCGGATTTCTTGGATGAGCGAAGTCCAGCCATGATTGTATTCTCCTTATGATGAGGTCGAAGACTGATGAAGTCTTTTTCAAGGTATGAAGGTTGATCTCGGAGGGGCGAGCGCCCCGCCGCAAGCGGCTCCGGGGACGAAGCCCCGAAGGTCAATCGAAGGTAGTACTCTAGATAACGTAACATTTGATCTCACTACTCAATGTAGCGAATGATTGGTTGATGAAGGTATTATAACCATCGCAGTCTATGACATAGGTATTGTCATAGCCAATTGGTGTCGATGTGAGTAAGCTAGTTATGATGAGGAGAAGTCTCATGACATCCACCTTATCTGAAGAGGACCTAAGCATAAGAAGTGATAGGTCACATGGTAGTCATTACACCAGATAGTATTATAGCTGAATTTGAGCGAAGGATAAAATTGGTAAGTCATATCAGGTACTCCACATCATAGGTTTCATTACCAAGGTCTGTAATAAGACTGATGAAGTCATGAGTCTTGATGAATTGGTCGAGCTGTATTTGACCTTCACATCTCTCATGCTTTAGTTGAGCAGTGATATGTGGATAGATTCGCTTGTCCATCATCTTGGACATAGCACGTTGTTGCTTGGTATATTCAGCATATGTATCAGTAGTTAGATCATAGTCATACATATCAATCTCCATCTATCATCTGGGATCAACGCCTATCGTTGACGCCGAAGGCAGACGGCGACAGGTCAATCCCCACTTGACGCACGAAGTGCGTGTTACAGCAGCTCAAGGCTTGCCTCCCGGAGGCGCAGCCGAAGGCGAGCCGAGGAAGGCTTTAGCCTTGGACCCATCCCTCGGGATTGCGAGTTACCGTAGGTTGGTCAGCTCGGTTGACTTAGAGAAACCAAGCACCGGATAGGTGCTTAGGTTAGGAACAGCCCAAGGAAGAGACACGCCGAAGGCGTGACACAATCAGGGCTGTCCTACCGTAGGTTTCTCTTAGACAACGTACTGACCTACCGAAGGTTAGAGCCAAGCGAAGCGCCGTTCCCGAAAGGGATGGGGCTTAGCTGCTGTTAGGGATTGACCGGGGCCGTACAATGTGAAGTCAACGAGAGAGTTATACGGGAGGACTCTTAGTTAGTCCGTCACCCGGTAGGGTGATACAATGAAGAGTAATACCAACGAGTATTACTCACTAAGGAGTGGGGATAGATTGCACCTATCAGTATTAGATTACGTATGATAGACAAAGATGAGATATAACAATGAGATAGTACAATAGTATATAGTCTGAGGATATTTGAACATTCAAACCTCAGGTACATACCCTTAGGGGTACCAAGGGGGGCCGGGGTACCTCTATATAGGTGAATCACACCTAAAATTTTACTACCAGAAATTCTGATTTCTGGATCAAGCCTCTTCGAGCTTGTAAAAGAAAATACCAGAAGTGATTTGCTCATATTGTCAACCCCCTGTAGCTTGAGATCCAGCGATATAGTTTTGTTGTTTTAGAGTACTTTAGGCTTACACTTGACAAGTGTTACAAAACATGCTATTCTTAAGTATTAGGAAGAGAGAGTTTAAGCCTGGTTCCCTTACTAAGCGTTTGGCTGCTAAGACGCAGCCTTACTTTAGGTCGAACCCTAGCTACAAACCTTCCACCACACCTTCCAAGATACCTTTCTTAACCCTAGGGCACCCTAAGCCGTCCCTAGGGTTTACTATTCTCTTTATCCTTTATGTCTAACCTTTATATTATATATCTATAAAGGTATCGACTAAAGTTCAAACTCTAAGTGATACCTAAGGAATACCAATGGTTGACCCTAAAGAACCTGTAGAAAACATCTTTAAGGGTTCTCAAGGTAGTAGACGCTATTTAAAGGGTCTCTTCTTTGAGACCACCTTAGCCGACAAGTCTTCAGTCCTTTACACCCTGAAGGAATGGGACCACGAGGGATATCCCTCCCTCTACCGCCTTTACATGGCCGAGCGAGATCCCACCGAGTATCGCTTCGCAACGAAGTGGTTGGACGGCTGGTCCCACTGGTTAGAGCTGGTAGAGTGTTCATGGTTCAAGCCGCATCTTGAGAAGTGGCGTAACGAATTGTGCATTATGCTCCAAAGTGAAGCACTTGTCAACATATTTGAAGAAGCAATTAGTCCAATGGGTAAGAACGTGTTCCAAGCCAACAAGTATATACTTGAGAAAGGCTGGATACCCAAGGACACGAATACTAAGGGACGTCCCTCAAAACAAGCAATAAAGGACGAAGCTATCCGCATTGCTCAGGAGGAAGACCGAATTACTGAAGATTTCAACAGGCTTATTAATTAGCGATGGCTAGAAAACAGAAGGCCTCTAAGGACCCCTTAGCCGAGCTTCGGGCATCGATGATCAAGCGGCAAGAAGTCCGCAATGCCATCATGGAAGCTCAATTCCTCAAGAACGCTCCCGAGGGGCACCCCTTCACAAGAGAGTCAGGTTCTCAGAATGCTAAAACTCGTTAGTTCCTCTTTTACCAGTCCAGTAGCTACAGCGACCTACACAGCTGCAGATACGGTAGCCAATCACGCCACTGCTGCTTCAGTTGTACCGCTTTCCTGGCACATTGGTGTCCATAAGGGATCCCACGGAGGCTTCTTACATCACGCTCGCATCCTCAAGACAGACGAGACGGACGTAGCCAATGCTACCTTTAGCCTTTGGCTCTTCGGAGCTTCCCCCCTCCCGGCTGGTGGTGACGATAGCGCCTTAGCGCCGATCTCCGACGCCTCCTTCATCAAGACACTGGCCTTCCCTATCATGATCGCAAACCTGACCCAGGGAGTGAGTTCTCTGGCCGTAGGCGATACCGGCTTCCTCAATCCCGTTGCTTGTCCCTACGCAACGATCTACGGGCTCCTGGAGGCCAAAGCAGCCTACACTCGTCCAGCTTCTGAGGTCTTCACTGTCGAACTGACGTTCGAGGTGTAGCCCTATGGCTCTTTCCTATTCATATATTGCTGGTGCCGCTACGACCCAGGTTAAATCCGGGTCAGGCATCCTCCACAAGATTGTACTCAATAAGCCGGTTGCCTCCTCGACTATCAAGCTTATAGATAACACTACAGGCACTACAGCTAATATCGGTATCATCACTAACACCACTGAAGTTAAGCCCTATGTATTAGAATACAATGCCCGGTTTTCCACCGGTCTACGTATTGTGACTTCTGGTGCTGACGATATTACAGTCATCTACCAATAATTTTAGTTGTCTAATCAAAATAAAAAAGACTTAGTCCGGGAACAAGCGGAAGGAAGCCTAGAGGCTTTCATTAAGCTCGTTCATCCGGGAAGGGTACTCGGAGGTGTTCACAAGGATTTAATCTCCTGGTGGACCCGCTCCGACGCTAAGAGTCACCAGCTCGTCCTTCTCCCCCGAGATCACCAGAAGTCGGCTATGGTCGCCTACAGGGTGGCTTGGGAGATCACCAAGGACCCCACGATCCGGGTTCTCTATCTTTCGTCTACGTCTAACCTGGCAATCAAACAGCTCAAATTTATCAAGGATATCCTCACTAGCGATATCTATAAGTTCTACTGGCCAGATATGGTCAAGGAACAGGAAACGGCTAGAGAGAAATGGACCGAGTTTGAGATTAGTGTCGATGATCCCCGCCGAAAGGCTGAGAATGTTAGAGATCCCACCATCTTCACTGGTGGCCTCACTACTTCAATTACGGGTCTCCACTGTGACATCTCTGTGCTTGATGACGTGGTTGTTGGCGACAATGCTTACACGGAAGAGAACCGGGCCAAGGTCCGGGCTCAAGTCAGCTACATAGCCTCTATCGAGTCCGCAGATGCCCGTCAGTGGACCGTAGGCACCAGGTATCACCCCAAGGATCTCTACAACGACCAGGTCTCTACCATGGTCGATGTCTTCGACGAGGAGGGTGAGGTTTGTGACCAGGAGCCGCTCTTCGAGAAGTTTGAGCGCCAGGTCGAGAGCCGAGGAGACGGAGCCGGTGAATTCCTATGGCCACGCCAGCAGCGCACAGACGGTAAGTGGTTCGGCTTCGATCAGAAGGTCTTAGCCCGTAAGAAGGCTCAGTATTACGATCAAACACAATTTAGGGCTCAGTATTACAACGATCCAAACGACATTACTGAAGCACCTATCGACCCATCCCTATTCCAATACTACGAAAGGTCACATCTTTCGAGAGTGGACGGGAGATGGTTTTATAGAGTCAACAGACTTAATGTCTTTGCAGCAATTGATTTTGCATACTCTCTGTCAAAGGATTCTGATTACTCAGCTATTGTCGTTGTCGGGGTTGATTCGAGGACGAATTATTATATCCTCGATATCGAACGCTTTAAAACAAACAAAATCAGTGAGTACTTCGAAGCAATCCTACGGCTCCACCAAAAATGGGACTTTCGTAAACTAAGAGCCGAAGTCACTTCAGGTCAACAAATTATTGTACGAGATCTCAAAGACAACTACATCCGAAAACATGGTTTGGCGCTCACTATCGATGAGTATCGCCCAACGAAACACACCGGACGTAAGGAAGAGCGTATTGATGCAACTCTTCAGCCCCGGTACCAGAACCATCAAGTCTGGCACTATCTTGGTGGAAACTGTCAAACCCTTGAGGAAGAGTTGGTTCTACAGAACCCCCCTCACGACGATATAAAGGACGCTCTAGCGTGTTGTATCGATATTTGTCTCGCTCCCTCTCAGACGAGATCGTCTGCAGCTAATCGAGCTAATAAGACTCAATATTTTCACACGAGATTTGGTGGTGTCTGCTAATGCGTTGTCCTTTTGGAAGACCACATCCGCCTAGAGGCTGGGATGGTCCACATTCTATTGGTACTGCTAGTGGTTTTATAGACTACATGGAAGAGATGGATCGCTTAGCTAGTGAGGAGTATTGGGGGAAGTATAACTCTTTTTCAGAAAAATACCCAACCTGTTGGCTGAAGTTTTTGAATTTTCTGGGACTGAGATAAGTGGCTGGTAAAACTTTAGACCTTGATACATTCATTCAGCCAGATAACCTAGGCTGTGAAATTGGTAATCGCTTTATAGAGTGGGATATGCTTCGGCAAACCAAGAAGGATGCTTGGACCGAGATTCAGAGGTACATCTACGCTACCGACACTACCCAGACGACCAACAGCAAGCTGCCTTGGAACAATAAGACAACGATCCCCAAGCTCTGTCAAATTAGAGACAATCTTTACGCAAACTACATTGCTACAATGTTCCCCAAGCGTAAGTGGCTCATTTGGGAAGGCGATGATAAAGGATCACAGGTCAAGGGCAAGAAGGATACCATCGAGTCTTACATGAGCTGGGTTATAGACCGCTCATCGTTCAAGAAAGAAATAAACAAGCTAGTGCTTGACTATATTGACTATGGTAATTGTTTTGCCACAGTCGAGTGGGTTGACGGTAGTGTAACGCTGCCGGACAGATCTCAAGTTGGTTACGTTGGTCCTATGATCAGGCGTATCAATCCTATAGACATTGTCTTTAATCCTATCTCACCTACCTTTGAAGAGTCTCCTAAGATCATTCGTACTTTGGTTTCTCTCGGGGAAGTAAAGAAGTTCCTAGAGAGGGAAGTGATTGACCCCGACGAGCGTGAGCTTGCTATGGGCGTCTACGAGTACCTCAAAGACTACCGAAATCAGGTGAATGCAAGTCAGGGCACGACTGAACTGGTCACTAAGGACGTTCTCTACCAGATTGCCGGTTTCCACGATTACCGCTCCTACCTACAGAGCAATTACGTAGAGCTTCTCACGTTCTACGGAGATCTATACGACCGGGAGACGGACACACTGTTGGAGAACCACGTTATTACCGTGGCCGACAGGCACAAGATCTTGACCAAGAAACCCAATCCGAGTTTCTTTGGCACTGCCCCTATCTACCATTCTGGCTGGCGAGTGCGGCAAGACAATCTCTGGGCAATGGGCCCCTTAGATAATTTGGTAGGTATGCAATATCGCATAGATCATCTTGAGAATCTCAAGTCCGATGTCTTCGACTTAATCGCCTTCCCTCCAGTCAAGATCAGAGGATATGTCGAAGATTTTAACTGGGGGCCTATGGAAGAGATCGTCTGTGGAGACGATGGCGACGTTGAACTCTTGAGTCCAGATGTACAGGCCCTTCAGGCTGACATGCAGATTGAGCGACTTGAGATGAAGATGGAAGAGATGGCCGGTGCCCCCAAAGAGGCTATGGGCTTCCGCACACCGGGCGAAAAGACGATGTACGAAGTACAGCGACTTGAGAACGCTGCTGCGCGTATCTTCCAGAATAAGATAGCTCAGTTCGAACAGACCCAGGTCGAACAGCTCCTGAACGCCATGCTAGAGATGGCTAGGCGTAAGATGTCGGCACAGACTATCCGTGTGTTCGACAGTGACTTTGAAGTCGTTCGTTTCCAAGACCTAACGAAGAACGACGTTACCGGCAATGGTCGGATCAAGCCGATGGCTGCTCAGCAATTTGCTGAAAGATCCAACCAAATCCAGAACATCACTCAGATGTTCCAAACCTTGATAACAGTCGACCCTGATATCAAGATGCACTACAGTTCCGTCAAGCTGGCTATGCTTACCGAAGATCTTATGGATTTAGATAGTTTAGACTTGGTCGAGCCATTCATTCGCATTTCCGAACAGGCAGATGCCCAGCGAATGATGGCTTCACACCAGGAGCAGCTGCAGATGGAAGGCAGTACCCCAGCTGGGCTTTTCCCTGACGATAGTGATGAGCCCTTCTCAGAAGGACCACCGAATGGGTCTTCCAATCAATTGGCTCTCCCACCTCCAGGGTAAAGAGAGAGCAGACTTTGAGGGTGTAGTTAGAAATAGCACCCAAGTTCTCGGCAGACTCCGGGACATACTTAAGACCGAACTTCAATCAATCGAAAGCATAGAAGAGAGAACAGGTAGCTACGACAATAGCTCCTGGGCCTTCAAGCAGGCTTTCCTAAATGGCCAAAGAGCCCAGATCAATGGACTTCTAAAGCTATTAGAATTTATGGATAATAAATGACCGATACGGCTAACGACCTTTTTGAGCCAGAAGCTGATGACCAAGGCTTATTTGCAGATGGCGGAATTGATCCCGACAAGGATTACGTCAGTGAGTTAGTAGGCGAAAATAAGAAGTTCAAGGACGTTAATACCTTGGCAAAAAGTAAAGTCGCCTCCGATAATCACATTCTGAAGATTGAAAGTGAAAATGCTCAGCTTCGACAAGAGCTGAAAACACGGCTTAGCTTGGAAGAGTTCTATGACCAGGTTAAGACGCATACACCCTCGCCTAGTACCCCAGCGGAACCAACCCAGGGCGAACCGGAGCGGACACAAGTTTCCATGGAACAAATCGATTCTCTCGTGGGCAAGCGCCTCCAAGAGCATCTGACTTTGGAACAGCAAAAGAATAACCTCGCCTACGTCCAGTCGGAAGTAGTGAAGAGGCTAGGCCCGAATTCAAAAACTTTGATGCGGGATCGAGCTAAAGAGGTTGGTGAAACTGAGGAGAATCTGACACATCTTGCTATGAACAAGCCCAAGCTATTCTTGGAACTCATGGTACCGAGTGTAAGTCAGACACATATCCCTAGTCTACCCCGTACTGAACTTAACTCAGGAAATCCGAACAAGCAAGGAGTGGTTAGAGATTCTAACTACTACAGGCAGCTCAGACAGACTGACCGTAAGAAGTATGACTCCAGAGATGTTCAAATCCAGATGCATAAGGACGCACAGGCCCTAGGGGAGAAGTTCTTCCAATAATAACTAGGGAATTAGTTCGTTATGTCTGGTTTTTCTGTAGCCACTAACGACCACCTTATTCGCTCGAATCTTTGGTCTTCACAGATCAAGGACGTTCTTGAGGATGAGCTGTTCGCTATGCGGTATGTTGATATGATCACTGACTTTCCAGATGGTGATACAATCAACATTCCGTCAATTGGCCAGATGGAAGCTCGTGACTACGTTGAAGGTTCTGCTGTTACGTATACCGCAATGGATACTGGTAACTTCACCTTCACGATCACGGACTACAAAAGTTCTGGCACTTATATCACTAATAAAATGAAGCAAGACAGCTTTTATATGGGCCGTCTTGTCTCCTCGTTCGTCCCCAAGATGAACCGTGCCCTCATGAAGGTTCTTGAGGTTGCGGCTCTGGCGGTGGGTCCTGCGGGGCAGACTGCTACCTCGACCAATGCCATTAACGGCGCAGCTCACCGCTTCGTCGGCACCGGCACCAACGAGACCATGGTCCCCGAGGACTTTGCCAAGGCGCTCTATGCGCTTCAGAAGGCGAACGTCCCCTCCACCAACCTGGTCGCTATCGTTGACCCCTCGGTTGAGTATTCGCTTAGCACGATGACGAACCTCGTGAACATGAGCAATAACCCCAAATGGGAGGGTATTGTTTCCAGCGGTATTTCCACTGGCATGAAGTTCGTGAAGAACATCTATGGTTTCGACGTTTACACGTCCCAGAACTTGAAGGTTAACACCACAAGTGAAGCTATCGATGCCGGTGGTGGTTCTATTACCGCTGCTGCAGGTGTGAACAACCTGTTCTTCAGTGCAGAGCAAGATGTTCTGCCGTTCGTGGGCTCGATCCGTCAGCCCCCGAAGGTTGATTCAGAGTACAACAAAGACCTCCAGCGTGATGAGTATGTCACGACCATGCGTTATGGCATGAAGCTCTTCCGCCCGGAGAATCTTGTCGTTGTCCTTACTGATACCGACCAAGTCTACGTCTAAGGAGCATCACAATGGTTGATAATGTAAACGTGAATGTTGCTCCTGCTCAGACGCCCCAGTGGGTGAACGCCGATGGCCTTCGTGTGAAGTTCGGTCGTGCTGAAGCCGAACTGGGCGCTGGTGGTGAGTATTCTACTCTCGGTCCAAAGCGTATGTCCGAATTCTATGTGGACTATACGGTTGCGGCCCTGGGTACTGATGCGACCCACAACGTTATTCTCGACTACGACATGGTCTTTCCGGCCGGTGCCGTCATCGAACGTTGTGAGTTTGTAGTTACCGAAGCTTGGGATTCTGCGTCCAGCAACGTGGCCCTCAACTTTGGCCTCTTGAAGCGTCCCGGCCCCGGCGTCACGGCTTACGTGATTGTCGATGCTGACGGTCTTATGGACTCTGTCGCTAAGACTGTAATCGACCTTCTCGGTAACGTGGTTGTCACTGAGTCTGCTGGTGGCTACCCCGATATCACGACCTATGCCGGTGTTCTTTTGAATACTGCGTTGGCCGAGGATAGCGTGGTCAGCTGCTTCTGGGAGACTAACGTTCCGACTACGGGTGCTGGTTATCTCCGTATTTACTGGAGATACGCAAACCGAGTGGCTCTCTAATGTTAGTACCCCAGGGAGTTCTAGTTAGGCTCCCTGGGGATTTTTCTGGGAAGTGAGTATGCCGGTGGGGCTACTCACATGATTAAGGTTTGGAATCCCAAATGGCTATTAAAACTAAAACTGTTGATTGGGGTGGTTTGACACTCCGAGTTAACTCTATTGAAACTGGTTCTACCAAACCTGGTAGAGCCGGTACTGAAATTACTGCTACCGCTGCTGAACTTAATCTAGCAGCTGATATTAGTGCTCGTGGTCCCGTCGTTATTCCTGATGGAACTACGTATGCCGTTCTGGCTACCAATAGCGGTCGTAAACATATTGTTTCCGAGCTTGCATCGACATGTACGATTACACTTCCGGCTGCTGCGGCTGGTCTAGAGTTTGAGTTTTGGCCTGGTGGTGCTGCTGCCGACGCCCAAGACTGGGTCTTTGTCCCAACTGCTGGTTTCTTCATTGGTGGTCTTCTCCATGCCGATGTTGGTGGCACAACTGCTGCTCTCTATTCGGATGGTAACAGTAATGACGTGTTCACAGTCGTTACCCCTGCTGCTGGTACAAATATCAAGTTTATCAGTGATGGTACTAATTGGTATGTGAATGGCACGTTGTCATCTGCTACTATCGGTACGATGGCTGACACATAAGATAACTAATGATCAGAGCAATGGAGCACCATTTTGGCCCTTTAGTCACTAAAGAGCATTTTGATTATATGTTATCTAGCGTATTGGTAGGAGGGGCTATTACCATTCCTGCCGTCACAGATCTCAATCAATATCTGCTTCTCATTGGCGGTCTCCTCGGCGTTGCCTTGGCTGCTGTCCGACTTTATAAAGCCATATGGACCCAAAATGGCTAAGGGAAGCTGCTAAACGTCTTGGGGAAAAGGGGGAGTCCAACCGCTGTGCGGTCTTTGTAGGAGAATGCCTCGAAGCTAGTGGGCTCCCCTCTACCCTCTCCATCAAAGCCCGATCTTACTTAGGCTACGGCATCGATCTACGACGCCCCAAGAAGGGCTGTCTCGTAATCCTCTGGCGCAAAGACCTAGAGTCGAGTCTCGGGCATATTGGTTTCTTCCTAAAATATACTCCCACGGACGGAAGACCGTCCTCAGAAAAAAGAATAATAATACTCAGCTCACATTTAGGGCTGATATCCATCAAATCATTCTCCAAAAACAATTTACTAGGGTATCGCTGGCCAGATGCAAGCATTCGACGGGACTCTATTCTCAAGGAAACAGGCTGAGGAATTTATTAACGACATTCCCAGTGCTAAGTTAGCGTGGGTCAAACACCTAACAGTTCATAATACCGGCGCTCCTAACATGAAGCAGGAGGACACCACTCCAGACCGTCAGCTGCCCAAGGGCGGCGAAGACGACCGGATGCGTAACATCAAGCCCTACTACGCTAAGTGGGGCTACAGAGGCCCCCACCTCTTTACCTTCAATTCCGGGATGATTGGTCTCGGTACTGTGCTCCCGGCTCAGGGGGTTCATAGCCCGAGCTGGAATAAGACCTCAATCGGCGTGGAGATGGTCGCTGACTTCCGCAAGGGAGTGGACGATCCCTACATTGGTGGTGGTTTGATGATTGTAGACACCACCGCATGGCTTTTTGCTACAATACTCAAGAAGCTGGGTCTACCAGCCACTTCCTCGACTATCCGACTACACAAAGAAGATAAAGCTACTACTCATGATTGCCCTGGTGATCTCTTTAAGAAGGACGACTTCGTAAAGCGAGTCCAGGAGTATATGGGAGTAGTCACTAAACCTACCATTAAGGAAGTTACCCCTGCCCCGATATTCACTCAAAAGGTGATGCAGCCGGGTGGATTTATGTACTCCGACTACTGTCGGAATATGCTCAAGAAGATCGAGGCTCTTCGCCTCAAGGCCTACTGGGACGCAGGTTCCTGGGCTATTGGCTACGGCCACAACGCTACCTCCCAGATCAAGCCAATCCCGTACGAAGGGATGACTTGTACCACCGAACAGGCTGAGCAATGGCTTGAAGTCGATATGGTGGACAAGCTCCGTTATCTAAATACTTGGGTTAAGGTTCCTCTTAACCAGGGCTACGTCGATGCTCTTGTAATCTTCATGTTCCAACAGGGACCGGGGAATTTCAAGAAGAAGCTCCTTCCAACTGTAAATGCGAAGATGCACTGGACTGTAGCTAAGATGTTGGACAACTGGGTTCATGCGAACGCTGGTGTCGTGCGTAGGCGTAAGTTTGAAGCTGATGTCTATCGTGGCAACCAACCCACGAAATGGTAAGTGGGCAAATCGGTGTTTTAGATGGCCTACGGCCTGTTGTATATGTTTGTCTATTAGGTTTATGTATTTCAGGTTTCTGGGTATTAGTTCGACGTATCACACAAAGGAAATTTATATGAAAGCTCTATTGAATCGTTTTAAGGAACCGTCCAGCTATGCTGGTTTTGCAGCTATCATCGCTCTCGTCGGTCTTAATCTCGATACTGGTCAGATCCAGTCTATTGTCTATCTGTTTTCTGGTATTGCCGGTGTTGTAGCTATGATTATGCCTGAGGATAAGGTAGTTACCTAAATGACTACCTTCCTTGCCGGTCTCGTTTCATTACTAAATAAGATCGCTCCGTGGGTAATGGTTGGACTTGCTTTCTTAAAAGGACAGTCTAGCGCATACGAAAAAGTTGATAAAAAGAATCTAGAGAAAGAACTTGAGTATGCGAAAATTGACGCTGCTAAGCCTGATACTATCGACGATGATATTGAGCGGCTGCGTAATTCCTCATTCTAGCTGCCCTCCTCTAAAGCAATATTCTAAAGAATTTCAGAGCGCCTTAGCGAATGAGGTGGAAGCTATCATGGTTTCCTCTCCTCATATTGTTAAGGCGCTTTCTGATTATGGGGTCACGAGAGACCAAATCAGAGCTTGTCTTAAGAAATAATAATTGGTTCAAGTTACCGACGATCCCCGTAAAATTTGGTTAGCGATTTCAGAACTCCAGTCAACAACTGGGGTTACTGGTCGTTTGTCCCTAGACAACTTTGCTCTAGGTACGTCGGGCTATGCCCTTATTGGTAATGGAGGCGCTAGTTCCTCTTACCAAGGGTTTCTTAATGCCGGAACTGGAGGCACGACTCGTACTTGGACCGATAGGCTTCAGGATGAGTTTTATGCTGAAGATTATGGATTGGTTGGTGATGGTGTTACAGACAATGGTCCCGCACTAAACATTGCTTATACTACTATCAATGGTCTTGGCGGTGGTAAATTAAAGTTCCCGGAAGGGAACTTCCTCTTCTCCACACAGATCCTGCCCCAGTCTGATGTCCTTATTGAGGGTTCTGGCATCGATGTCACGTTCTGGACATGGGGTACTAATTTTACTACAAACCCAGCCGCCAATGGCATCCAGTGTCTAACCAAATCTAATATCGGCTTTAGCGATCTTACTATCGTTGGCAACGGTGATGCGGTTACCGGCAATGCTGGCACCATCCTCTTCAGTCTTGGCTCAAACTATTACTTCGAGCGTATCAAATGCACTAACATGGGAGAGCTTGGCGTCCAGTCGCAGGGTGCCACTAACCTTCTCGTCTCTGATTGTATCTTCTCTCGTACTAATCAAACACAAACTACATTTAATGCTTATTACATTGACTACTCGACAGTAGCAAATGGTCTAACAACAAAGTTTGTAACTGTAACTCGTTGCCATATCACCAATGGCAGTTTCTTCACTGGTAATAGATTCTTAGATAGTGAGGTTTCCCACACCTTTTCGACTGGTTGTAGTTTTGGTGGCCATATCGGCCTCTCCGGTATTGGCAATAAGATCCTCTATAACACACTTATTGATAGTGCCCAGTGGATGGATAGTGCCAGCACTATCATCGAAGGCACAGAGATTTATGGTTCCAATCACATTGTTCATGGCAACCATATTCTTCGTAATGCGGGTGTCGGTCTAAACAATATATCGAACAATAGTATCTTCACGAGCAATGTGTGTGTAGATAATTCAACCTTTGCCACGAACTATCCTGGCATAGGTATGATTTCATTCGAAACTCTTGGTACTCCTGATGATTGTATTATCAGCAATAACCAATCCTACAATACTCTCGGTGCTGCTGGTACTCAAGGTTATGGTCTACTCTTCACTAAAGCAACGGCACCTGCTCCTGATATTAATGGGACGGTTGTTAATGGTAATAACTTCCGCACTAATGCCCTCGGAGAGATAGACGATACTGGAGCTGGAAGTGATATCCAATATGGTGCTCATGTCCGTACAGTGCCGGTTGATAATGTTATCCCCCGTTGGGATAGTACATTTGGAGTTCTCCAAAATAGCTTAACTGAGATTGCCGATGATGGACATCTCACTATCAGTGGTACGAACGTTAATCTAGGTTTCACCCTTCAGAATATAGCTGCTGGTGGTGGTACCTGGTTGGTTTATGCCGGGGCTAGTGGCGGTGGTAATCCTGGCGGTTTCTCGATCTTCGATAGTTCTGGAAGTTCTACCAACGCATTCAGCCTCGCTCCTACCACTGGCAATGCCTACATCAAGGGCTCTCTTGACCTAGGCCATACTTCCGACACTACCCTCTCCCGTCTCTCAGCTGGCGTCTTAGCCGTTGAAGGCAATGCCGTAATTACCACGGCTACTGGACTGGTTGGGGCTCTTGGATCAATTGATAATATTGTTGCTAGAACCAACGGTACTGGTGGTCAAACCCTCCAGGGCTCTACGCTTGTTCTAGATGATGATGGTCTACTTACACAATCCGGTACAAATGTAAATCTCGGGCTCAATATTCAGAATATAGCTGCCGGGGGAGGTACTTGGCTTCTTTATGCTGGAGCTTCTGGTGGAGGGAACCCCGGTGGTTTCTCCATCTACGATGCAACTGGCAGTGCAAGCAATGTCCTTAATTTAACTCCTACTACTGGTGCTGGAGCTATTAAGGGTAACTTTACTCCAATCACTACTAACACTGCTGCTCTCGGTACTACAGCCCTTCAATGGTCAGATCTGTTTCTTGCTGAAGGGGGAGTAATAAATTGGGATAATGGGGACGCTACTCTTACTCAAACTAATAATGCAATTGATGTTGCCGGTGTTCAGAGACTTACTGTCGTAGGTTCTGGTACAGGTTATGTAACTCTTGGTCAACTAAACGGAGCTACTAACTTCGCTGGACTTGCCGCCGATACTTCTGCCGGTGAAGTGACAGCAGCTAATTATTTGCTGCTCAGCGACATGACGACCACCATTCTCAATGCTCGTAACGCAAGTGGTGTCATTGATTTTCGTATCAACAATACCTCAGCCGCTGGAATAACGTCAGCAGCTCTCCGTCCTAACAGTAATGACGGTCTGACTTTAGGTACTACTGCTCTACAGTTCTCCGACTTGTTCCTGGCAGAGGGTGGAGTAATAAATTGGGATAATGGGGATGTCACCCTAACCCAAGACAGCAATGTAATAACTTGGGCCGGTCTCGACTCCATGACCTTTGATGGTGGTGGAGCAATCGACCTTAGCCTGAATGTCGCTACTTCCAATGTCTGGAAGATTACACAATCTGATGCTGGTGCTGTCGGTCCGACTCTTTGGTTGAACCATGCCAGTGCAAGTCCAGCTATCTCTGATCTCGTTGGTGAACTTGCTTTCATTGGAAAAGATAGTGCCGGTAATGACCAACAATACGGCGGCTTAAAGGCTTATATTGGTAGTCCTACCACTACTGCCGAAAATGGTACATTAGGCTTCGTAACCGTTACTGGTGGTGTTGTCGCAGATACCCTCGGCCTTACCGGAACCAATCTCTATCCAGTCACTAATGATGGGTTAATCCTCGGTGGCACTGGGAACCAGTTTTCCGACCTTTATCTTGCTGAGGGAGGAGTAATTAACTGGGATAATGGGGATGCTACTCTCACCCAGGCTGGTAACGTTATAACATTAGCGGGTGCTGGGCTTCGCAGTGATAGTTTCAGCTTTGCTAGTGGTGTTGATCCAAACAGCGTCTATTCGTTCTGCGCAAAAAGTACCTCTGCGTATTCACCGCGAATGTTGTTGTGGAACGATGGCTCTGACACCACTGGCCCTATTTTCAATGCCAACAAGTCCCGAGCTGCCGGTCCAGTGCAGGTAGGCGATTCTCTTGGTGCACTCAACTTCGCTGGCCTCGATTCTGGTAGTACGTCTATGCGGAATGCAGCGACCATTACCGCAACCGCTACTGCTGTTGCTGCCACTACGGTTGATGCACGTATAGATTTTCACGTTAATCTTGCTGGTGTTAGTCAGGCACCTCTTCGGATTACAACGTCTGAAGTTTCATTCAACAAACCTGCTACACCGAGAACTAAGGACCTCACATCACTCGGCACCACAGCTCTGCAGTGGTCGGACCTCTTCCTAGCCGAAGGTGGTATTATCAATTGGGATAATGGGGACGCTACCTTAACCCAGACCGGCAATGCTATTGTATGGGCTGGGATCGACACCTGGAGTGTAGGTACTTCAGCATCAGCGACCGTAGGCACCCTAGAGCTAGGTGCTGCTTCAGACACTACCATCTCTAGATTGGGGGCTGGTCATATTGGGGTGGAAGGGCGGCGTGTCAACGCTGCCTACACTCAGAACTATACTACTGATCAAACTCTCGCCATTACCCAGTCGGGAGCAATGTTCACCAACAATGGTGCGACGGCGCTTGTAACTCTCACTCTACCTGCTTCAACTGATGGTGTTGAGTACGAGTTTTGGATTTATGATACAGACGGCATCAAAGTCAAAGCGGCTATTGGGGAGTTTATCTGGGGCGTTGCTGGTGATGTCACTTCGTCTGGTGGATACTACCAGGCTACCGCGCAAGGCTGCCACCTTAAAATTAGAGGACAGGGTGGCGCTATCTGGAGCGTTACAAACAAATACGGAACATGGACTGTAGCATAGTATGAGCCGACACACTGATTATTATTGGGCCAATTTGATGATAAGGGCAGCACAATATTTGCTGTCGCATGGAGATTGAAATCCGTTACACATTGCTCGAAATTGTCCAACGCATATTATCCGCAATGGATAGTGATGAGGTGAATAGTATTAGTGAAACTACTGAGTCGTATCAGGTCGCCCTCCTGGTAGAGGGTGTGTACAATGATCTTCTAGCTGAGAGCAACCTTCCTGAGACTGGAACGATGTTCGAGCTTACGGAGACTACTGATACCACCAAGCCAACTCTTATGACAGTACCCTCGGACATCACGAGTCTTGAATGGGTTAAGTATAATATCCAGGAAGACGCTGATGATTTCCCCGACTGGAAGGAAATCAAATTCAAAGAAATTAAGGACTTTATGGAAATCATTGATAGCTATAATGGCCTAGATGATACCGATATTGTTGATACGTTCGACCATGCGATAGCAAATAATAGTGTTACTGATACAATCACTTTCAGCTACCGAACTGATGTTGCTCCTACGTACTACACCTCTTTCAATGACGGTACTCTTATCTTTGATAGTTACGATAGTACTGTAGACCTTACCACTCTGGTCAAATCAAAGACCCAGTGCTGGGGTTCTATCAGCCCTACCTTCACCCTCAGTGATACGTTCGTTCCTACTCTGAGTCTGGCTCAGCAGTCGTTGCTTATGAATGAGTGTAAGGCCAGGGCCTTCGTAGAGCTTAAGCAAGCTAACAATAATAATGCAGAAGGCCATGCTCGAAGGTTGAGGATCAGACTACGTAATTCCAAGCGTAGGATGCCTCACGATGAGCGTTGGCCATTAAATACACTACCTAATTACGGCAGGAAATAATGTTTGAAAATCTTATTGAAACTCAAGAGAACATTCGTTCGATCCCAGTTGGCAAGAATATTCTTCACGCTAAACGACAAGATCCCTATGGCTTCTGGACCATCCACTATGAGCGTGGTCCGGTACCGGCTGAACTACAAGGCACCTTCACCTCGTTCTCCGAGTGTTGGAAAAAGATAGAGCCATTCTTGTCGAGGAAGGTGGGCCCTGATGGGAGCGCATAAGGACCTCTCGGGGATCGATCTCCACGAGCCTAAGGGGGTCGAAGACGCCTCCAGCGGTCAGTACTACGCAGCTGATGGGGCTGGCTCAGGAGCCTGGACATCACTTCCAGCGGGTATTGTTATCCCGGCTGGTATCATGGTGGACTACGCTGGCTCCAGCGCCCCCAGCCTCTGGCTGCTGTGCTATGGCCAGGCTGTTAGCCGTACCACGTACTCCTCCCTGTTCTCGGCCATCAGTACCGCTTTCGGTACAGGTGATGGTTCGACCACCTTCAATCTCCCAGATTGTCGGGGGCGTGTCGCTGTGGGTAAGGACGACATGGGAGGCTCTGCTGCCTCCAGGGTTACGACTGCTGGCTCTAGTGTCGATGGTCTAACTCTTGGTGCCACTGGTGGTGCTCAGAACGTCACCATTGCTCTGGCCAACCTCCCAGCCGCTAACCTCTCTATTTCCAGTCTTACCGGCTCTGTGGGTACCACAATTTCTAATGGTACTTCGGTTACTCGTAGCTTTACTGAAGATAGAGATAATCAATTTGAATCTGGTACCAATCAGAATGGTGTGGTCGATGTAACGTTTAGTTCGTCTACCATCTCTCTGGCAAGTGGTACTGTTACTTTTGGTGGTTCCGTTCCTCTTGGTGGTTCAGGTACTGCTACTAATGTTATGCAGCCTTCGATTGTTCTTAATAAAATCATTTATGCTGGCGTCTAATTTATGACACGGAAGATTGCCGTATCAGTAGAGAACAACTTCAAGGGGGGTTTAATCACCGAGATAACGGGATTAAACTTCCCCGAGAATGCTTGTACCGAGACATACGACTGTGTCCACGATGAAAAGGGCCGGACTAAGAGACGTGAAGGTTTTGAGTTTGAGAGTGGGTTCGACACCAATACACTAGCTGCTGATGTTGGTGTTATGTCTGGGTATACCTGGAACAACGTTACGGGCAGTGGCGCTGTCAGCCTTCGTGTGCAACAGATTGGCTCTGTCCTCTACTTCTACAGCATCACCTCTGAAGAGGCTCTATCTGCCAGTCGAATAGCTGATACGGTCACGCTCTCAACTTATGCTGCTAGTGGCGATGTCGATCCAAGTTTGAATGAATGTCAATTCTCTTCTGGTAACGGATATCTGATCGTTACCCATCCTGAGTGTGAACCCTTCTTCTGCACTTATGATGTCGAGACGGAGACAATCACAGATACCGAGATCACCATGTACATTAGAGACTTTAAGGGTCTCGATGATGGTTATGAAATTGAATTTCGTCCTACGTCTACTGTTGCTGGTTTAACTGTCAATCATAAATATAACCTCTTTAATCAAGGTTGGTACTTCAACAGTAATGCTGCCCTCACAGCCTGGGACACGGCTAAGACAACCATGCCCTCCAATGCTGACGTTTGGTGGCAGTTTAAGAATGCGAGTGATGAGTTTGATGCTACCACTATCGACAATGTCTTTAGTGCCGGTACCCCCGCCCCAAAGGGCCACTACCTCCTAAACGTCTTCAACCAGGATCGGTCTACCGCTTCTGGTATTGCCACGATTACGACTATGACCACCGGAGATGCCAGGTTCGCTACCAGCGCCTTTATGGGTGGTCGAGTGTTCTACGGAGGTCTCAGCTCCTCTGGGTTCAGCTCTAATGTCTACTTCACCCAGATCATTGAGAACCCTGCTGAGCAACTCGGAGCACTTCACCAACAATATGATCCAACCTCAGAAACTCTTTCCGACCTACTCCCCTCAGATGGAGGTGTTATCTCTATCTATGGTCTTGAATCCGTGGTTAAGTTGGTATCTCTTGTCAATGTACTCCTGGTCTTCGCTACTAATGGCGTGTGGGCAATTACCGGATCGGAAGGACTTGGCTTCAGAGCCAACGACTTTACAGTCACAAAAATCTCCTCCATCGGTTCAGTTACTGCTCCCTCATTTGTTGACGTAGATGGGTTCCCCTATTGGTGGAACCTGGACGGCATCTATAAGCTCGTCCCCAATCAACAGGGTGGGCTTCAGAATGCCACCACGGTACAGACTGGTGGCTTCGAGGTGGTATCTCTCACCAACTTCACGATCAGGTCATTCTTCCAGGAAATCCCCCTGGGCTCTAAAGCTAGAGCGAGGGGAGCATACAATCCTTTAGATAAGATCATCAGATGGATCTATCGAAGCACCGATTCTACTGGCCCAGAGGATGATTATATCTTTGACCGTACCCTGAACTTCAATCTTCTTACTGAAGCCTTCTATCCCTGGCGTATGCCAGACCATGATGTGAAGATACATGATATCTTTGTAGTCAAGGGCGAGGGTGGTGTTCAGGCCAGAGAAGAGGTTTTAGAAAGCCACGGTGGTCAAGATACCTTCACTTATACCGTATGGGATGAGACCGGAGATCCTGTAACTACGTTTGCTCTTGATAGATTTATTATCGAACCTCAGTTCAAATTTCTTACCTCTTACCCCAACACTATTAACTCAGCTAATAGTGAGTTCACCTTTTCTGAAAATAGGAATGATGGGGCTGGTAGATGGTTAGATTGGTTTGATTACGATAACACTGGAACCAATTACGAGAGCACCTTTACCACAGGATATAAGATCCATGGGGATACTCAGAGGTTCTTCCAATCCAATTATGTCTTCTGCTTCTTAGAGCAGGAAGAAGGGGCCTCGTGTAGTATGCGTGGGCTCTGGGAGTGGACGACTGCTTCGAGCACAGGACGTTGGTCTAACGCCCAGGAAGTCTACACGGCTGCTAAGCTCAATAGAGCTGTCAACTTCCGCCGACTTAAAGTACGAGGCAAAGGTAGGGCCTTACAATTGAAATTCACCTCCAACGCAGGAAACCCCTTTACCCTTATTGGTTGGTCCATCTTCGAGACCAGCAATGCGAGTGTATAAATGATACAAGCCGCTATCGCAGCAGTTGCTATCGGTGCTGGCATCGGTATGCAGTTATATGGTGCCAGCAAAGAGTCGGCTGCAGCTAAGCAGCAAGGCAAGATTGCCGCTAGGGCTGCTGCCAAAGAGAAGGAGATGACTGATAAGAAGATCATCCCCATACTCAAGAAGCAGCGAGTAGCTGAAGAGAACGCCTCCAAGGAATCTCTCGCAGCTGAACGCCTACGGGCTCAACAGATGGAGCTGGATGCTACCCGCACTCGCAGGGAGATCATCAGAGCTGCTGTTAGGGCTCGTGCCACTACAGTGAGTAATGCTGCTAACCAGGGTGCTATGGGAAGCTCAGGCTTCTTCGGTTCCTTGACCCAGATCACTGGAGAGCAGAACCGCCAGCTTGGTGGATTATCTCAGAACCTGATGATTGGGCGTGGTATCTTTGAACACAATGAGAACATGGCCGAGTTCATTACTGAGTCCAATAGACTTCGTACTAAAGAGAATATCAAGAGAGCTAAGATGGGTTCCCAGTCTAATGCTGCTCAAGCTCAGATTGCTACGGCTGGGGTCAACAATGGCTCTATGTACTCCAATATTGGGAGTACTCTTGTAAGCTCCTCTGGCACTATTTCCAAACTCGGTTCTACAGATTTGTTCGGTCCAGATGGCGGATAATTTCCTTTTCGAAGCACCAAAGCCCCAAGAAGACCCCAACCAGTATTATTTCTCTGGAGAGGTCTCTCCCTCTGTATTGCCGGATGAAACGGTAAAGCAGAGGGCCTCGAAGTACGATGTTGCTATGGGACCCTACTCCCCTGGCGTCGATCAGCTTTCTACCAACATCCAAACTGGAGCGGATGAGGGTGATCGTATGCGCCTTGCCCAGAAGAAGGGCATGGAGATGCGAGCACTCCAGATGCGGATGCTCGATCAGTTCGTCCGTGAGAAGGGGGCCCCAGCCACTACCGAGGATATGGAGTTTGCTCTTAGCTTGACGCAGGAGCAGCTACAGAACCCCAATACCATCTTCGAAACTGAGTACGCCAAGAAGGCAATCAGCAACGCTACTATGGGAGGGGAGAACCCCACCCTACAGCGAGCCCTAGCTGAGAGCCCCGAGGAAGCCCACACACAGCTGGATCAGGCTGAGGGTGCCGTGGCCTTCAAGGAAGGCATTCAGAAGATCCTGGAGGGCCTGGAGGCTCAACAACAGGATCAGAGCTGGGCTGGGTGGGCCTTCGACTACGCCGAGACCTGGATGCCTATGGCCTCGTGGTCTAATACCCTCAATGCCGTAGAGGGTGCTCCAAGAGAAGAGGGCGTTGATCGTCTAGCTGGTCTCCTCCCAGGTACCAACAAACAAAGACAATACGACTACCTCCGCTTCCTTCCTCTCGATCAGGGATTGGCTGAAGCCCAGCTGGCTGCTGACAAGATGGCTGGAGACAACCTCGAAGACGCTATCACGTTCTTCAGAGGGATGCTCGACTACACAAGTGCTGCCTCATTCATCGATAACACCATTGGTGTGGTCGATCTCACTGCTGTTGGTGGAGCTGCCGTTAAGGTTGGGAAGGGTGTAGCTGCTGCAAAGAGTATATCCCACAAGACCAAGGCTGCTGGAGAAGTCGAAGCCAAGGTAGCTGAAGGCTTAGACGCCACTGCTGCCACTCCAGCACAGCAATCTGCCAAGGCTCTAACTGATACACTTAAACCCCTACTGAAAAGGAACAGCGATCCTGTAGAAGTATTAGCTGCTGCTGGTCACACTGAAGAGGCTGCTACTCTTGGTGCCGTAGATAAGCTGAAACAATTGATTGGTATAGGACTACGAGACACTGATCGTCCAGGAGCAATGGAGTCTTTTCGTACAGCTATCCCGTCGATCTTTAATACAGATTCGTGGATGGCGCTTGGTGCTAAGACGTTTTCTATGGAGGCTCAACGTAGAATTGTCAATACTGTTATTCAAACTACACCAGCTCTTCTTAAATCTTTAACTTCTGGGCTTAGGATCGATAGGCTTAATGATTCAGAAAAGATGTTGGCTGCACTAGTCACTCAGGCTAAAGATACTGTCAAGCTCCAGTACCCTAATCTAGTCGATACCATTATGGATGTTCGTCCCTCCTATAACGAGGTTACGAATACTAGAGCCATGGGCATTCAGTTTGGGGATGAGAATGCAGCTCTCTTCAAATACAGCCAGACAGCCGATAAGGCTGCTATTGAGCGTGGATTTAGTGGTTATCGTATCAAGCAGCAAGGTGCTGGCTATTACATCGAAGTCATAAAGCCTGTTAATGAAACTGATCCTATTATCCGTAATCTATTGATTGAGACTGGGGAGGAAACTCCCCGGTCCTTAGCTACTAGCTTCATTGGTATGCTCCGCTCCCCCGAGGATCTTGTCTCCAAGATTGCTAACGAGGATAGGAAGTCTGCTGTCTACGGCACAGGCGAGCTTACTACCCTCGTTAAGGAGTCGGCTGCTCGTATTGGCTCTCTACCCAAGAAGGGACGTAGAAACCTCGCTACCTTTATTGAAAACGACAGGGTCCATGAGACAACCTATACCGTTGGCAACAAGACCCCACAGAAGCAAGTCGGTAGATTCGCTACTACTCTCTCTGAATTCGAGGGACGTTGGTACGACACCTTTGGAAGCTATCCTTCCGAAGCTGAGGCTGTAGCCTACCTTGAGTACGTTCGCCTTAGCGATCTCGACTGGGCCTTCAGGAACTTCCGGGTCTACCGGGACAAGGCTCGTGTTGGTACCGAGATCTTCGACTTTACCTACACCGCAACTTCCCCCCAGGGGGCCAAGACGGCTGTCCAGATGGCTAACATCGAAGGGAGAACCGTAAAGGAGATCCCTTGGGGCGAGACCCAGGACGCCGGAATTCTCATCCTCAAGGAGGGTGATCCTAAGTTTGTCCGTAAGAACGACTCCCCGGCTTCACTCAAGGCCGAGGTGGAGGACCTGTTGTCTAAGGGTTATCGTATTCATCAGATAGCTCCCTTTGGTGAGAAGGCTCTCAAGCGTACCGAGTTGATCCAAGACCTGGCGGGAGAGGATAAGATCCACTTCGTCCTTACTGACAAGTACGCTGCCAAGCCCCTACCCATCTCTCAGCTGCCTAACTCTCCCGGAGGTCATATCCTCTATCCCGATGGCTTCTACGTTGCCCAGCCTAGTGTCACTAGGATTGCCAACAAGGAAGGTGTGCTACGGGAACATCGCTACGATGGCGACACTAACGTTATGCAATTTACTTCTGAAGCGAAAGCTAAGAAGTTTGCTAATGTCTACGACACCGTCAGAGTGATGATTAAGCAGGGTGTAGATGACTCTACTATTGATAAGTACATCCTAACAAACTTAGACAAAGACCCCACCAAGGTCAAAGCTCTCTTCCGAGATACCCTTGACACAGGTGGGGCCGTTATTAAGAAAGCTCAGCTTCGGTTAGACGAGAAGATTGATGTCAGGTTTGCTGGAGAACGCCTCGGAGATAAACTGGATCTTAAGTCTAGTTATTCTAATTTTATCGATTCTCGTGATGACGCATATAATATGTACTCTGATGCTAACCTAGAGTACACCGGAACACGTAACAGTCCTATCGAGACAATTGAAGAAGCAGGTACAGAAGCCAATCCTATCTTCAATACCCGTCCAGCTAAGATGGTCGATGCATTCACGACCATGAATAGGGCTATGCAGGGTATGGTCGAGGCTAGGTTCCTTGACGATATCAAGCTAAAGGAAGTGGAGAAATTCGCTAAGGAGTTTGGTCATCTACTGAAGACCTCTCCCGAGGAGCTTGCTCGTAATCCTCTCCGTAGTGTTATGAACCCCCAGTTCAAGGAGGGGCTTGCTGGTCCTGAGTATGCTGCTGCTCAGAACTCTCTTATGGCTTTGAGGCAGTTCCTGGGCCAGGAGACTATGTTCTCTAAGAACCTCAGGTGGGTGAAGCAGAAGGTACTTAACAGTGTCTACAATCGCTTTGGAGACAAGGCTGTGGATATTGTCGAGCCCCTTATGATGTACACTACCAAGGACCCGGCTAAGTACGCTCGTGGTCTAGCCTTCCACATCAAGCTTGGTTTGTTCAACCCGGTGCAGCTGTTCCTTCAGGCCCAGACCTTTACCCATATGGCTGGTATCGCTGGACCTGTGATTGCTGCCAAGTCGGGTCCTGCTTCTCTCTTCATGAGGGGACTCAGGTTCACGGACGAAGACGCCATCATTTCCAAGTTCGCTCAGAACGCTAAAGCCTATGGTTGGAAGGAAGAGGACTTCAAGGAAGCCTACAACCTGATGCGTGAGTCCGGTATCGACCGTGTGGCCGGGGAGGTTGCCATGCGAGACGATGTCATGGACCCCGAACTGATCCAAACAACAACAGGCAAGTTTGCTAATTGGTCTACTTTCTTCTTCAATGAGGGAGAGCGGTTCACTCGTATCGCTGCCTATAACGCTGCCTACCTTGAGTGGAGAGGAGCTAATCCCCTGGCCAAGGTGTCGATGAAGGTCAAGCGTGAGATCCTCAACCGAGCTGATCTCATGGCTGGTAATATGACCAGGGCTTCCAACGCCTCCTGGCAACGTGGCTTTGCCTCTATCCCTACCCAGTTCTTCGCCTACCAAGCACGTATAGGCGAACAGCTCCTAGGGAAGCGCCTGACGGGCCTAGAGAAGGCTAGAGTACTCGGCATGTACTCCATGATGTATGGGGTTCCTGTGGCTGCTAGTGCCGGTACAATCGGATGGCCTTGGGCAGAGACCCTTCGCTCTCAACTGATCGAGAGGGGGATCGACTACGACGATAACGTAATCTCCAGGACTATAGTCGATGGCCTGGTCTCCACAATCATCCAAGCTTCTACTGGAACCAAATACAACGTTGGTGAGAGGTACGGTCCCAATGGTCTACAGACCTTCAGGGATTTCCTTAGTGGTGAGAAGAGTGGGGCTGAGATCCTTCTAGGCGTCTCTGGCTCAACCGCTGGGGATATGATCACTGCTGCGTGGCCTGTGCTCAACGATGTGGCGGATGTCTTCAGAGACACTAATGACAATCTACCTCTTCTCTTGGAAGATATGGTAGACTTCACGAAGTCTATCTCTTCAGCTAACAACGTTCTTAAGACCATCTATGGATTGAACTTCGGGAAGTATATCACTAAGAACGAGATATACATGACCGACGTTACCCCAGGACAGTCTGTGTTCATGGGACTAGCTGGTCTTACCCCCCAAGAAGTTCCTGATGCTTTTGCTAAAGCTTCTATCCTTAAAGAGATGGATAAGGCTAAGCAAGAAGCTTCCAAGGAGGCCATCAAATACATCCGCCGTGGCCTTAGAGCAGATAGTGATGAAGATAGGAAGAAGAACTTCACTAGAGCTAAGCTCTATATCCAAGGCGCTGGTATGAATATAAAAGAATCTGCTGCTACGTTTGCAGCTGCTACTAAGAACTACACATCCTTCGTCAATAGCGCCAACCAACGGTTTGGCAACTCTACACCAGAGCGAATGGAACAATACATCGAAGCACAGAAACAGAAAGTTTCACCCTAATGCCACAGTTTAATCCCGACCTCCCAGGACAAGACCAGGAAAAAGGGTACACCGGACGTTCGGAAGGTGTTCGTTCTGAACGGGAGATTAATGGTCCTCCGGTAAAGAGTATGAACCAATCTGGCTACTACAAGGCTAAGGCCGAGGTAGCCGGTACCGATCAGTACGGTAACATCCTTAAGGGTGTGGTCGAGGGTACAGACTACCTCGTGCAGTCGCACATTCAAAACACCATCATGAACCAGAAGTCCCAGATCGATGATGAGTTCGGTGTTGGGGCTGCTGCTACAGGTCAGGCAGACATAGCCCTACAGCCACAACCTACTCCAGCTGCCCTAGAGCAAGCTGGTAGAGACGTGGAGGGCGTGACTGCTGCCTACCAGTCCGGGAGGCTTAAGGAGAGCCACTACTGGGCTCGCCTGGAGTCCATGGTGCGTCAGATGAAGACGAGGTTCCCAGGTTATCGGGATGAGATCGACAGCATGGTGTCTAAGGTAGCTGGTACCACACCGGCTAACGCTCTTAGAAACCAACTCCAGGCTGAGGCTGAAGCCCAGCTTAGGAACGCAGCTAACGATCCTGTAACCAAACAGGTCCAGGGGATGGCCTCCAATGCCACACTAGCCAGGGCCTTCCCCCAGGGTGTCTTCAATGACGATGGTTCAGTTAAGTACACCCTTCCTCAGTTGATTGAGGGAGAAGCTCGTATCACTGCGGGAGACAAAGAAGTTGAGGCGGCTACCGCCAAGCTTAATTGGAGAGCCAAGAATAACGAGAACGTGGAGGAAGATTCTTTTCTACTTGCTAAGAAAGGTGTTGATACAATCCTTGGTGACTACATCCGAAGTGAGACTAATGAAGAGACTCTAAAGACACTCACCAAACTATCTAACTCTGCTGTGAAAGGTGGAATTGGTGGTGGTGAACAAGCTGCCCAACTCTCCCTTCAGCTGAAGGAAGCTGAGACTAATCTCCTACGCCAAGCTGATGAGATGCTTCTGAAGGAATTCCCCGGCTCTACGCCTGGTGGTCCTACTTCATCGTTCTCCATGATCCTTACTCAACAACATCAGATGGACGTTAAGGCTGGTATCACTACCTACTTCAAGAACTTCCAGGACGATCTGACTGAAGGAAACTACAACCTCATTAAGATGGATGCTGTCCGATCCCAGGCTATGACCGATAAGGCTGGTGCCGACATCCTCCAGAGACATCCGATCCTCGTGACCAATGCTGCCCTTAGGGAGAAGCTTGGGCCTGAGGTTCTGAATGCCCTTATGGGACAAGCACCAGATAATATGAATGCCACGACCAAGGCTATTAACGACTTGGCTGTGTCTCAGATTGCCAATGGTGAAGCCTCTCTTTCCCAATCTTTGGACAACCTTAGACAGGCTGGCGTGAAGGACCCTAAGGCTTACATGACAGTGCTCAATAGCACTAGCAAGATCCTGACTACTGAGGGTACCGACGAAGTTAAGGTAGACGCTGTTAAAGGACTATTCGGTCCCGAGAACAGAGAGCTTCTAGCCAAGCTCCCCCCGGAGTACAGACTACAGGCTTACCGTACCTTCACTTCCCCAGATATGCAGAAGTCTATGTTGAAGATGAAGGAGACTGATCCCGCTTCTTTCAATACCTACAAGGCTTGGGTCACTCACAGTGCCGAGGCTCTCTTCATGAAAGAAGCCCAAGACACGCAGAGTGCTGTAGTCGATAGGGATATGGTTACAATTAGGTGGGACGAGAAGGCTCACCAGCTTTCAGTGATCCCCCTTCCCGGTATCCGTACATCTTCTGCTGCTGGAGAGCTTTACGAACGTAGTGTTATGCCTGGGATTAGAGCTTCTGTAGCCCGTCTAAACGCAGAGATCAGTGGTATTGCTCCACTCTATGCTGCTGATGGTCAGGACCCAGGCGCTGAGATTGGCCAGATCCTAAAGGGTATGGGTATCGATCCTACTGCTAACAAGTCTGGTCCTCTTATGACTCAGGTATCTGCTGCTATCGGAACCGTACTCGAAGCTGCTCAAGCTAAAATTGAAGCTGCTGCGGATAACTTCAAAGCTGGTGCTGAAGGGGTTGCAAAAGAGTAAGTCAGATGTTATCTACTAACTTCGCCCACAACCAAAGGGGAGAAGGGTATGGTCAAGATCGACACTGATAAGCTAAGCCCGGAAGAGCGTAAGCAAGTTATTAAGCAGCTCGAAGAGGAAGCTAGAGCCTACGAACAGGAGAACATTCTTAAGGTGAAGGAGGAGTTTCAGAGGATGGCCCTGGAAAGGGGCTTCACTCTTGGACAATTGAACCTAGCAGGACAGACCCCGAGGAAGGGACGAAAGCTAGGACCTAGGAAAAAGAAAGAACTCTTGCAAGATCTCTGATAAACGACTACATAGCCTTTGACCTCTAGAGCTGAGGTCCAGCCAACTAAAAAGCCCCCCAGGAGTGATCCTAGGGGGCTTCTTTTTTAGGTCTCACTCAAGTTATCATTCGCTGGAGGAGACCTCCCCTTGAGGGCTTGGAAGGTAACCTTGGTAAAGGCGGAAGTTACCTCTTCAACCAAACTAGGTAGCGTTTCAGCCTCGACTGTATTTCTCTTAAGGTACGCTGTGAGTACTCCTGTGGCTAGAGCTGCGATGTACATTTTGGTCATGCCCCACTGTGTTCTTGCCCCTACTTTTGCCGAGGCAGCTTTAACGATTAGAGCGTGGTCTGACAATCTGTAAATGTACGAGACCGTACTATTACGAGTTTTTCTTCGAGGTCCCCCCATCCAATTCGCCTTCCCTCAGGGCCTTGGCCACGGCAGCGGTGCCATTATTCACGCCAAGTTTTCTGAGGATGCGATGGATGCGCCATTCCACAGCCCTCTTATCGAGGTTCAATATGGTCCCTATCTCCCATGCGGTCTTGCCATGAGAGAGCCAGAGAAGGACCTCCTTCTCCTGTCTCGTGAGGGGAGGGTGGTTTGGCATTACAACTTAACATAATATGAAGTGAGACTCCCTGCCATAGGGGGTACCACTCTTTCTCGTGATCGTGGAGCTTCGCTCTTGCGAAGCGATGCTTCGCTGATTGCTGCGTGATTGCTAGAACGGTACGGCCCCAGCCGGGAGGCCGAGTTTTCCGAGGCCGATGCCAGCGAAGCTGGCTGATTCGTAGTCTGGTGCTCTATCCAGCTGAGCTACGGGCGCCCAAGGTTTCGGGGCTTCGCCCCTCTTTTAGCCACTCTTGAAATCACCTATACCGATTGCTATTTGATTGCTGAAGTTGATCCTCGATCTGCTGTTGTTCCAGCTGCTTCTGTTGTTGCTGAAGCTTCTGCTGGTTCCTCTCGATCTCCTGGAGCCTGGCCTCGTTCCTGTCCATGAGAGGGTTCGGTCTGCACAGGTCGTTGTTGAAGTCACACGTCGCATAACTGGAGGTACTCAGCACCATCATGAAAGCTAAGATTACTAAGCGGAGCATTGAAGCCTCCTCTCCCGGTTTCTTGTGGGACACAGAGCTATCAGGTTTTGGTTTGAAGGTCACCCCCTCAGGCAAGAGGGTGTTCATCGTACAAAAAAGGCCCCACAAGGGGGCCAAGACATTAAAAAGGTGCACTATTGGGGCCTATCCCTCTGTAGGGGCCACAGAGGCTCGTACAGCGGCTAAGGCTATTTTAGGTCGTATCCCCCTCGGGCTCCCTACTTCAGCCACCAGTGACTCTCCTACGGGCTCGTTTAGAGCGGGGATTGAGATGTACTACGAGGATCACATAAAAAAGAAGTGTAAACCAACCACCCAACAAGACATGCGCTATATGATCGATAAGCACTTGATACCTACCTTTGGAAGTATGAGCCTAGGGGATGTGACTCACTCATTGGTGAGGCTCTTCCACACCACCCTAGGCTCCAAGCACCCTTACAGGGCGAATAGGGTTCTTGCACTTCTCTCTCGCTTCTTCTCATACCAAAGGGTAATCCCCAACCCATGTTCGGGTGTACAGAAGTTTCACGAGAAAAAACGTAATAGGCTTATGACTCCTGAAGAGCTTCAAACCTTGCTGCTTGCAGCTCCTCCTGTCGTTCATCTTCTGGCACTGACGGGAATGAGGAAGACTGAGGTTCTGTCCCTCCGGTGGGAGTACATCCAGTTTGAGAAAAAACTAATCCAGTTGCCGGACTCCAAAACAGGTGGCAAAACTGTATACCTGTCTCAGGCTGCGATAGAGACTTTGCAAGGGCTTCAAGTAGCTCCATCAGGGAGATCCCATTCGGGATCAGCGACGCCGGAGGCGTCTGGGTGGGTGTTTCCAGGTCAGAGGGGGAGTACTTCTCACCTGGTTGGCCTTCAGAAGATTTGGAAGAAGCTTCTTCGGGATGTAGGTCTACCGGACGATATA